ATCGATGTGAAGCAATTCATGAATGCTGCTGGTTACACAATGGGTGACACAGAAAAAGAAGAGTTAAAAGAAGGCAAAGAAAACTTGACTTTATTAAAGGAGTTCATTAGATTTACCCTACGTGAATTGGGTATTGAGGGGGGAGGGGGAAAAATCGTGATAAGTAGGGATACGGAGAAAGCGAGGGAAATGAAGTCAATGGGGTTATATAGTCCACAAGACGATAAGATATGGATTTACACGGGTAATCGTAATATGGCTGATATTTGTCGAACTGTTTCTCATGAATTAGTACACCTATCACAAAAACAAAAAGGCCAACCTTTAGACGGAACCACAGGTTCTGATACTGAAAATGAAGCAAATTCTAAAGCTGGTCAAATAATGAGAAAATTTGCACAAATTAATCCTATGATATTTGAATCAAAAGAACAACAATACAAAATCTATTGTGATATGGATGGCGTTATTGCTGATTTTGAAGGTGCTTACGAAAAATTAACAGGTAAAAACATTAGAGGAAATCATGTTAAAGGTGATGCTGCTTTTTGGCAACCAATAACTGATGCTGGTGAGTCATTTTGGACTGAAATGGAATGGATGAAAGATGGCAAAGAATTATGGAGCTACATTAAACCATATTTACCTAAACTACTCTCAGCCCCTTCAAGACAAGAATCATCAAGAACAGGAAAACAAAAATGGGTAAATACAAATTTACCAGGTGTTCCTTTATTATTAAAATCAGCAGAATATAAACAATTTTATGCATCTCCTAGATCAATATTGATTGATGATAGAGCAGATAATATTCAAAGATGGAAAGAAGCAGGAGGTATTGGTATTATACATATCTCAGCTGCTGATACAATCCAACAATTAAAAGAATTAGGTTTATGATAGGTAACGAAAGTGTTTTGAAAAAAGAGTTTCGAGAAAGAGATGTACAAAGAGTAAGAAATATAGTTAATAAAAAATACGGAGATAAAATCTCCACTCAAGTAGGTTATACTAAAAAATCTATTGATTATAAAGAAGGAGATCTTTGGGAAGAAAATGGTAAACAATGGACCATCAAGAATGGTATTAAAATGACCATATCCAAATTAGATTTAGTTAAAAAAGCCCTTCAAATTCCACTAACATGTCCTAAATGCGGTAAAACAATGAAAAAGAAAGTATTGGATACTAAAATGTATGCAATACATAAAGAATGCTTTGATTGTGTTATTAAAAGAGAAACCAAATTGCGTTTAGATGGAAAATATGAAGCTTATGTTCAAGACATGGTTCAACGTAACGCTAAAGGATTTATAGGTGATCTTGAACAAATATTACAAGATTTAATAAATGATGTACATCCTGAACAAATTGTTACTGAAAATGGTGAAATGGAACAATGGTCTGGTGGAAATAATAATGAACTAGTTAAAGAATTCCAAGAATACATTGAAAAAGTAAAATCAATAACACAATCCTAATATTTATTGCTATCAGTAACTAAATATATAAGTACATATAATGGAAAATATTTATTCAGTAATAATTACAGCAGTAACAGTATTAGGAGGAACCACAGCATTTCGTTTTTATGAAAAACGTGCTATGAAAAGAGAACGTGACGATGATTTTATTCGTCATGATTGTAAAGATAGAATCGCTAAATTAGAAGCATTATTAGCACAATCTTCCCAAGAAAAAGATGAAATGCGTAAACAAATACTAGATTTAGTTGCTGAAGTAGCTTCACTAAGAACCGAAATTAAATATTTAACTGATAAACGTGCTGGGAGTATATGATAAAATTAAGTGATCTAATTGAAGAACAAGATTGCGGATGTAATGGCCCTCAACTAATATCAGAAGGACAAGAAATAATGTTATCTGAAGGTATGAAATATCATATCACAGAAGGTAAACAATTAATTCACAATATCTATCGCCCATTATCTGAAAATTATTTTTCTCTATTCCGTGAAGCACGTGAATTGTATAATAAAGGTGTATTATCTGTAACTGAAGAAGATGCTGAATTATTAGAATCAAACATAGGTGAATATGGGGTGTATAACGGTATTAGAGTACCATTAGATTATCCAATTTCATTAGATGAATTAGTTGATTTACATGAGTCTATGGAAATAGACGAGGCTAAAGATAAAAAGAAAACACCTCCAATTGGAAAACCAAAGCGTGGTGGTTCTAAAAAGTTCTATGTTTATGTTCGAGATAAAGGTAAAATTAAAAAAGTATCATTTGGTGATACTACAGGATTACGTGCAAAACTAAATAATCCTAAAGCACGCAAAGCATTTGCAGCTCGCCACAATTGCGCTCAGAAAAAAGATAGAACAAAAGCATCATATTGGTCATGTCGTTTACCAAGATATGCTAAATTATTAGGTTTTAAAACATCATTTAGTGGATACTGGTAGACCATATGTTGATCTAGAAGCAACAAAAGAATATATTATAAGAGAGTTCGATGAGAGTATAGATCCTATCGAACTCCTTTGGCATCGTGACGATGAAAATCGTCTTATAGAATCTATTAATTCTAATAATTGGTTGATTCAACTAGAAAATGAACTACCAATATCTATGGACAAACCGATATTTATACCAAGACATACTTGGCATCGTGTTATAAAAGGCCATGATAAGTTATTATTAAAGATATATAAGTCGTGATAAAACTACAAGAAATATTAAATGAAGTTCTTTTAGAAAAGCTTTGCAAAAAAGGCAAAGCCTATTACGATCGTCGTAGAGCTGCTGGTGAAAAACCATCAGCTTATCTTTCTGGCCGTGCTGTTAAAGTATGTAAAGGTTTGATGGAAGTAGATGATATAGAAGATAATACTATTATATATCCGGATTTTCAAGGAAGCGACATTGCTGAAAATATAAGTGGTGAAATAAAAATTTTAAAAGTTAACGATTGTATTGGTAACGAACCAAATAAAGATCTTAATTACTTCAACACAGAGAAAAAATCTTATGTTGAAAAAATGATAAAGGTTGCTAAAGAAAAAGGTATAGAATCGTTTCCACCAGTCGTAGCCTTAAACCACCCACTATTGCCTGGAAAATATTTAATCTTAGATGGAAATCACCGCTTAGGTGCTTTTAAAATAGGAAACATACCAGAAATAAAAGCAATCATTTTAAATAATAGTGATGTTAAACTTGCTACCCCTGAAACTGAGTGGGAAGAAGGTATAGTTCCTGAAACAATTAGTTTAGAAGATGCTAAGAGTAATAATATTGATTTAAAAAAATATTTCAATGTAAAAAGTTTAACTGAATCACTACGCGATTGGTTTAAAAAAGAAGATTGGGTTAGAATTGATACACAAGGTAACATAACTGGTCCTTGTGGTACAATGAAAAAAGATAAAGCAACTACTCGTTGTTTACCTCGTGCTAAAGCAAATAGATTAACTAAAGCAGAACGTGCAGCAACTGCTCGTAAAAAAGTAGCAGGATCTAAAAAAGGTAAACAATTTGTAGCTAATACTGATAAAGCAAAAGTAAAGTTCAATAAGTAATGAGAGCAATAGACAAATTTATATTACACGTAACCCATAATTTATTCCCACTTAATGAATACTCAGAAGGTGAGATTAATAAATTGATGGCTAAATTTAGGGAAGAAGCTGATGATTTAAATATTCAAATAAGTGATGCTCAATTAAAAGCATATATTGAACGTTTTGATTCTTTAAAAAATTCACCTAAAGTTACTGAAAAAGATTTACGTAAATATAATTTATCTAAATTAATAAAATTAGTTACATCAACTAAAGGTGTTGAAGAACCTGAAGATGAAGTAGACACTACACCAGATGTTGTTTATGATCAAAATGGTTTAATTATTTATAATGGTTCTAAAGAAGAAAATTGTTTAACTTTTGGTAGAGGTGAATCTTGGTGTATTACTAGAGGTTCATTTGGTAACTATCGTTACGATGATGGTAGAAAAAACCCAACATTTTATCTTGTAAAAGATACAAATCTACCTAATAGTGATCGTAAGAGTTTCTTTGTAGTTGTTGTTGGTAGTGATAATACTTATAAGGCATCAGATAGATCAAACAATGATGTTGGTGGTAGAGCTACAGAGTGGGATAGATGGGAACCATGGAGTTTTATTGAATCTAATTTTCCTTCAGTTGTTGGTTTAAGAAGTGTATTTAAGTACATCCCCTTATCTTCTAAAGAAAAATTAAATCAATCTTATAAAAATAGACCTGTTGGTATTAGAGAATGGATTAAATTTTCTTTTCAAGTTAAAGAACAATATTTAGTTGTTAGAAAAGGTAAAGACCTATTTCAAGATATTAGTAATGATACTTTCGTAGAAAAATATTTACCTAAATATCCTCAAATTGCTAATACTATTGCTACTAATTTTGGTATTTTAGATAGTCTTACTTTAGTTAAAAACTTAGATAAATTTTCAAATCAAGATGTAAAGTCTATCATAGCAAATATGAGAGATAAAATCAATTTGAAATTTTTATCTTTAGATTCTATTCCATTTGAAGTTAAAAAGTTTTTAGTTAAATTTGAAAAATGGGAACTTCCTAAAAATGAAAGAATATATGTTACTAAAGATAATGAAAATATTATTAAATTAACTTTAGGAGATGATATTAAAGTAGGTCTATTTACTGAAGAAGATGATTATCCAAATATTAAATTAAATAAACGTACATCAAAATACTTATTAGATTACCCAGATTTAAGCCAAATACCTTTTAAAAATTTAATAACATTAGTTTCTGATGAAATTATTGATAAAAGTGTATTAAATAATGTAATTGAAAAGGCAAAAACAGATGATAATTCATCTATTATTGCTAAAGACCTTAAGAATAAAACAATATTAATTGATTCTAATTCATTTGCTTCATATAAAATAGAAAATGATAAAGTTTCTAAAGTACCTTTTGATGATGAAGATGTACAAGAAATATTTTCTCAACAAAAAGATAATGAAGGGTTCCAAAAGAATGCCTTATCATTGATTAGATATGAAGAAAATATTCCTGCTACTATAGATAAAGAAGCATATGTTTCATTCTTAAGATCTGTTCCTCAAGATAAAAGAACAGTTGAATGGAGAGGCAACCCAGCTGATGTAATTTTAACTAATAGTGAGGAATCACCAATAATTGTTCATGAATTGGCCCGAGGATTAAATAGTTTAATACCAACAGCACTTTATGGTCGACAAGGATTAGATTGGAGACAAAAAACCTTAAATTCCCCTTCCAGAGATACAGCAGTATATTCTGCTTTATTTGATCATTTTAGATCTAAAAACATGGCATTTAGTGATGAACAATATATCAATGCTATGAAAAATGTAGCAAGTTATCAAGGGGGTGATGTTAGAAAAGCTATTATTGGTGCTAACCCACCGATGCAAGCTGGTAGCAGACTTAGATCTGTTATATACAACGATGTTCCTTATATTGTTAATACTGCAAACCCAAGAACAAGCTACTCAATATCTTCTACATCAGGTAAATTAGTTGTTGTTAATATTCCTGCTTCAAAAGTAGCACAAATATTAGGTACAGCAGCCCCAGCCGCGGCCGGTGCTGCAGCAGCCCCAACAACAGGTAGAAGAGGAAGACCAGCAGGTGTTCCAAATGCTCCTCGTCAACAAACCCAAGCAGCTCCACTAACAGGTGATATTAACGTTCGTGAAGAAATGAATGCAATAGGATTAGAAGCAGCTTTTCTTCGTTTACCACGAGCTGTATTTAGAAGAATAAATGCAATTAATGCATCCCGTGTTGATCCGAATGGTGATAGAGGTGCTTCTCGTCGTAATAATTTATTAGGTACTTCGGGTAGAGTAGGAAGAGTAATCCAAATTGGTGCTAGTAAAATCTATATTATTAGATTAGCAAACCAACAAATTATAGCATCTATTAACGTACAACCAGGTAATAGTAACTATGTATTGGTTGGTAATGAAGGTGGTAACAATGCTTTACCATTAGCTTCACCAGCAGATTTATTAACAGTATTACAACAACGAGGGTTGGCAGAGGCACATAAGTATATTGTAAATGAATATTTAGCAGACCACCCAGGCCATATAAAAGAATTTAAAGAATTACTTCGTAAACATATAAACGAAAAAAATAATGCAAATTAATCAATTAAAACAAGCTATCCGTGAAGCGATAGAAAAGGTATTAGCAGAAAATCCTGCTTTAGCCCCTTCTAAACCAGTCATCAGCCCAGAACCTACAACAATCCCTGCTAAACCAGGTACTGATAAACCAAAACCACGTCGTCCATTAGGAAATCCTGATGTTAAACCAAAACCAAAGGCTTCAATGAATGAAGAAGAAATGGTAGATAAAATTGTTAAAAGATTTCAATCTAGAAAATAATGGCTAAATTATTAGAAGTAGAATACGATAGAATATTCTCCCCTGAAACTATGGCTGCCCTAAAAGGCAAGTCTGGTGAATCATTGCGTCAGATGGTTGGTAATAGACCATTAATGCAAACAATGATGCGTTCTAAAGAAGTATTAGATCAAATAGTAGCCGCTGAAGAAGGATACCATGATGAATTAGAAGCAATAGCTATTCAAATGGTTACTGATGCTTACCCAATTATTGACTATGCTAATATTAAAATTGTTGCTAGCATAGGTAATGATATGGATATTGAAATGAATCCTAATAATGAAGATCCATCATTACCTGAGTTTGGTGAAGATGATCCTGAAAAGATGAAAGCAAAACGTCGTCTTATCAACGGTATCACTCAAGGAGCATCTGTTAGAGGAGCTTTCGCATTTATGTTATTTAAAGAATACATAGACCAAATCAATCCAGAATTAGTAGGCAAATATAGTGAAATATTAAAATTAGTATTTGGTACTTATGATGATGATAATGCTATTGCAATGATGTTAGCCGCGATTGCACAAGGTCAAAAAATGCAAGGTGGTGAAAGCGAAATGGAATATGATGATGAAAATGATCAATTTATAATTAAAGCACAAGCAATGTGTTTTCCTATGTTAGTACATGAAATTATAAAAGGATTATATGAAATCGTAGGTACAGAAGGGTTTGGATCAGATAAAGAAAAAAACCAATCAATTATTAATGCTGTAGATAAGGTTTCAAACGAACCCGAAGATTTACGTTATGGTAAATTTATTTATGATGCTATTAATGATTTATATATTTCATCTGATGTAGATGATCCACGTGTTCGTGAATTATTTTTTGCATCTGTTTACAAATTATCCGATAATGAATTTTTCCCATTTGTTGAAAAAGCAATCAATGGTACATTAACTCCATCCCAAAAACGTTGGGCTGAAATGGAAATTAGAGATATTGCTCGTGATTTAACAAAGGATGATACAGGATTACAAGATTTAGATTAAAATTTACATATTTATATATAAACACACACAATGAACACTAATCAATTACGTCAACTTATCAAAGAAGCAATTGTAGATCGTTTAAAAATGATTGACGAGGCTGGTGATAAAGCTGCTTTAACAGCTAAAATTAATAAAATCGAAGAAGAGATTGAAGAAGCACACCAAATCAAATCTGCAATCCCTTCCAATATTAACCAATATGTAGATTCAGAAATCGTTGGTGATATGATGGACGATATGGATAATAGCATTGCTGAACTTGAAGCTAAGAAAAAAGAACTTGAAGATCAACTTGCATCAATGGACAAACCAGCTAAAGAAGTTAAACCTTCAAAAGCTAAAAAAGAAAAAAAATGATCAAATTAACACGTTTAGTAGAAGGTTTAGATCCAGTAGGAAAAGAAGATAAAGACATCAATAACGATGGTAAAGTAAATAAGACAGATTCTTATCTTGCTAGCCGTCGTAAAAAAATTGCTGTTGCTTTGGTCAAAGAAACTCACTTATCTTGGCCTAAAACTGAAGATCATGAAGCCACAATGGCTAAAAGTGAATTAAGAAGTATGGTTGAAAATGCAACCAAAATTTATAAAATGATCGAACCAAACCAACAATTACCAGGTTGGGTATCAGCATATATTACTCTAGCTTCAGATTACATGAATAGTATAGAACAATATTTAACTGAAGAAACTAGCGAAATCGAAAATAATGGAGAATATTAAAAAAATATTATTAGAAAAATATATTAAAAAAGCAATCAAACAAAGATTGCAAGAGGAAGAGCAGGCTATTAAGCGTGCTGAAAAATCTTTGTATTTAATATATCGTTTTCCTAAATTAAAAGATGCTGTTGAATCAATAATGTCTCCTTCATTTAGTAGATACTTAAGCAGCGTTACTGTTGTTGCTCCAAAACCAACAACACTCAATATTGAATTAATCAATGGACTAGACTTCCAGTTAGTATATTCAGGTGGTACTTTTATAGCTAAAATAGCAGGTAAAAGATACGATTTAGCTATGGGTAGTGCTACAAATAGAGCGAGCCAAGCTGTATCAAATTTATTATCATTATCTCCTGCACTTAAAGAAGATGCAGGATCAGTAGCAGATGTGGGTGCAGGTGATGCCGCAGCTCCTGCAGAAGCACCAGCTCCAGATGCTGGTGAAGCAGCATTTAATGATTTAGCAGGAACTGAAGCTCCACCTACTCCTGAAGCACCAGCAGAAGAAACTCCAGCAGAAGCATAATATGACAGTTATAGATAAAATATTAAATGAGTGGTCATTTCGTTGCCATGATGGGATTGTTGATATGAATAATCCTACAAAGTTATCTATTTTACAAGAAATAATAAGCGAAATCGAATTAGAAGAAGCTATGTTATCGTTAAATACAATTAAAAAACGTCCTGAACAGTTTGTAAATATATTTTATAGTCAAGAATCATTTAAATTAGGAAATAAAGGTGAGGATGATTTTGTTGCTAATACTATAATAGTGGGTGATGAAATTTTTAAATCAGATCAACCAGAAGAAAAATCTAATTTAATTGGAGCCATCAGAAATGTTAATAATGCTCGTAATGTTAAAATTACAGGACAACTAAATAATCAAGAAACCACTATAAACATAAGTTCAATATATAAGTCATCAAATTTAGGTGGACAAACAGGAGGTGGTGCTGGTGTATCTAATGAAAAAGAATTGGTTGATGCTGTAAATAATTTTATAGAAGAAAACGGGGGACCTATAGATGTTAAATTTATAGATAAAGAAAATAAAGAAATTAATATACCTAATGTCACAAAAGCATCAGGTATGGGAACTACAGGGAGTAAAATAGGTCTTAAAGGAGATGTATCTTTAACTACATCAGATGGAGAACAAAACATATCAGTTAAAAAAGATGGTCCATATTGGTGGAGTAGTGAGAGAAAAAAGTTTGGTGATTTATTAAATAAATTTATAGAAAGTGGTAAAGAAGGAAGAATTGATAAATTAATCCTAAAACCAAATATGTTTAATCCTAAGATATTTGATATGATGGATCCTGAAGATGAAAGAAAATATGGCAGGATTTTTATATTAAATTATCCAGGAATAGAAGAAAATTTAGAAAATATTACTTTTGGTCCTGATAAAGCAAAAATAGTTCAACGTTCGTTTGCATCTACAGATTATAGTTTTCAAAATGGTGTATTAACCATTAAAACAACTAGAAATATGAATGATGTAAATGACCTAAAACCAGAGGATATGCCTATTATATCATTGGCTCGCCATGAGAATCAAACATATGGTATTGATTTTAGAACAATTCCTTTGAAACAAGCAAAATTAGAACCAACTAAAGGAGGAAAAACATTAGTCTTAGACTATGAAAAAACCCCTTCATTGCAATAACATATAGACAGATTCATAGCCTGTCGAATTTAACAACATTAATGCAGCTGTGGCGCACTCAAAAGGTGCGCCCTCTCTTTTTTGGTAATGGCAAAACAAAATTGTATATTTAATAATTAAGAAAAATTTATGAGAGAATATCAAAATTCATTTAGACGAATACAGGAGCTGTTTGATACTCCTAGATCAACATCAAGGATTGTAAGAACAAAACCAGAAAAACAATATAAAAATATTGTTATTATTGGTGCAGGTGTAGCAGGTATTAATGCCGCTACTAAATTAGTAGATAATGGATATCCTGGTGAATTTATTACTATTATGGATAAAGGTAATGATCCAATTAATCGTTTGCCTGAAGAAGTAATGACTGGTATGTTAGGTGCTGGTGGTTGGAGTGATGGTAAATTAACATACCATACTGCAATTGGTGGTCAATTAGCTAAGTATTGTGGTGAAGAAAAAGCAATGGAATTGATGAAACAAGTAGTAGATAACTTTACTCGTTTCCACCCTAAACCAGAAGAAATATTCATGTCTGATCCACAAAAAGAACCTGAATTCATTAAACCATATTTTGGTTTGAGAATGTTTCCTGTATGGCACATTGGATCTAATTTCTTGCATGAAATTGCTAAGACATGGTATCAATATTTGTTAGATAAAGGTGTTAAGTTTAGTTGGAATACCACCATTACTGATATTGATTTTCAAGATTTAATTATTAAGTATAAACAAGGCGAAAATGAGTTTATAGCAATAAATGCTTATGAAAAACTAATATTTGCTGTAGGCAAATCAGGTATTGACTTTGCTCAACAGTTATCTGATACTTACAAATTACCAACTGAGCCTAAATCAGTACAAATTGGTGTTCGATTTGAAGCACCACAAAAATATTTCCAAAAACTAATTGATGTAAGTTATGATTTTAAGCTCTATCAAAAATTTGATAATGTATCTCTCCGTAGCTTTTGTACTAACAACAATGCGGCTTACGTCGCTGTGGAAGAAACTTATGGAGATGTAAGTTATAATGGCCATGCTAAGAAAGGTAAGGAATTTGAAAATCAAATGACTAACTTTGGTATATTGATGGAAATTAAAGGTATTGAAGATCCATTTGCTTGGTCACGCGATGTAGTTCAAAAATTACAAATTGATGGAACAGGTACTTATTATTCACCAAACAAAACTCGCAAACCAGGATTAACATCAGAAAATAATACAGTATCTGCTGTACAAGTAGATACAATGGATGTTTTATTTAATGCATTGGGGGAAGAATATGCTCAATATATTGAAGATTTTATTACTAATATGCAGATTGTATTCCCAAAATTGAAAAATGATTGGGGTATTTACATGCCTGAGGTAAAATATCTATCACCTGAGCCTTTAGTTAATTACAATGATCTATCATTAACAAATTATTCAAATGTACACTTTGTAGGTGATGCTCTATCAGCTCGTGGTATTACAGTTTCAGGTGCACATGGTGTTTACGTAGCAGAATCACTTTTAAAATAAAACAATGACAAGAAGAATTAAAACAGCAGATGGAAGTATAGTATACTATCTAGATGGAAAAATGCATAACTGGGATGGTCCCGCTTATATACCACAAGGTAATAAGCGTTTAGCTGAATATTGGTTATTTGGTTTCCAATTCACTAAAGAACAATGGGATGATCGAAAAAAAGACGGTAACGGTCAACCATTCCACAAAACAGCAGCAGGTAAAGCAGCAGGTGCTAGAGTTTAGGCAAGATTCAATTCATATATTTAAGTATGGAAGAAAGAAGAGGTAGACCTAAAGAAACACAACCAGTAGATCAACCTCGTAAATTCAATAGAGTTTACGAGGATGAAAATACTGTTGAAACATGGAAGTATGATTTGGATAAATTTGATAAAGGACCTATTGAGGTAGATATCAAATATAAACCAGGTGCTGAGAAGCGTATAAAACAACAGGTTAAAGAAGCACTACAACAAAAGAAAGTAGCGCGTCAGATGAAAAAAATAAACGAAAGGAATAAAAAATGAGAATAGGATTAGCAGGAACAATGTCTGTAGGTAAAACTACATTAGCCAAAGCATTGGGTGAGGTAGAGCAATTTAAAGACTATATTATTCAAACTGAACGTAGTAAATATCTTAGTGGATTAGGCATTCCCTTGAATACTGATTCTATACTACCAGGACAATTTATATTTTTAGCAGAACGTGCTAGTGAATTGTTACAACCTAAAATTATCACAGATCGTACAATATGGGATGTATGTTCGTTTACTTTATCATCAAAAACTATTGGAGGTTGGGAAAAACGTTCATTTGTTGAAGCAGCTATGCATCTTCGTGGTTATTATGATTTAGTTATTTATGTATCTCCCAATGGTGTTGAGATGGAAGATAATGGTATTCGTGAAACTGATTTAGAATATCGTAGAAAAATAGATGTAGCTATACAATTATCGTTAGATGAGTATAAACCTAATAAATTAATTAAGGTTGAAGGTACAACAGAAGAACGTATCGCTACAATTTTACAAAATCTTTAATATTTATACGTATAAAATTATGAATAACGATACTATGAAAAAATCTGAATTGCAAGATATTATCCGTGAAGCGCTACTTGAAGTAATTGAAGAAGGTACTGCTGAGGATAAAAAAGCACAAGATATGGCATTAGCTGCTGAAAAAGCTCAAATAGCTGCTCTTAATAAGAAAAAACAAGAATTAAATGCACAACAAGTAACTCCAGCAGATAAACCAGGAAAAGATGCAGAAATTAATGCTGTTAATAAAAATATACAAGCAGCTCAAACTAGAGTTAATAGATTATCAAAACCAGGTGTAGCTTCAACAGAATTGGACGAAATGGCAAATGTTGGTGTTCGTTACCAATTAGCAGATGATGTTACTGATGAACAAATTGCAGGATTCTCAGGTAAAAAAGCTAAAATATTAGCCGCTCTTCAAGCAGCAGGATCAGCAGTATCAAAAATGAACGTAGCTGGTGATATGGGTTATAACAAACAAAATCCAATCAATAAAGACTTTATGGAATTAGTTGATGCTGGTGTTATTGTTTCATCATCTGAACAAGCAGCTCCTCGTCTAACAAATCCAAGACCCACTGCCGCCCCATCTGCAACAACAACTGGTGATGAGGAATTATTTTATAACCCAAGAGGTAGAAGAGACTTAGGCAATATGTTCACTCCACGTGAATTAACATCACTAGGAATATCAGGGCAAGAAGATATGTCAGATGAAGAAGTAGAAGCAGCATTTGCAGCAGCAAAAGCATCAGGAGAAGAACCAGAACCTGAAATGGCAGCAGCAACAAAATCAAAATCTGCATCAACTATTTCAGATGAAGATTATCAAGATTGGATGGAATATTCAAAATTATCTGATCGTTTAAGAAGTGTTAAATCTAACCTATTAAAAACTAAAAGATATAGAAGTACACCTGGCGACATTAATGACGTAGGTAGTACCGCTAGAGAAATTAAAGGTTTAACTGACTTAAAAGCAAGCTTAGAACAAAGAATTGATGCTTTAGTTGCTAAATCAGAATATTTGCAAAAAGATATTGCTAAAAAAGCAGGTAAAGAATACATCCCAACACCACCAATCGAAAATCCACTTGAGGATGAAGATGAAATGGATAATTTAAATGAAAGTGCATTTAAACACAGAATGCAATATTACGCAGGAATAAAAAAATAAAGATATGATGTTATTAGTTAAAAAATGGTTACCAAAAGTTATTATAGCAGTAGCTATTATAGCAATAGGTAGTGTATTATTCGAAAAATGTAGTAGCAATGCTGATCATAAAGCATTTCTAGTTGAAATGGATAGTTTACATAAAGTAAACGATTCATTGTTTGCTGAAATTAAAAAAGATGATGCTGTCATTGATTCGTTAAATGAAGTTAGTGAAGTATTAACATATAATATAGAACACCAAAAGGCAAAAGTAATTAAAATTGTTGAAACTATTGAAGTAGAAAAAAACAAAGTTGATACATTCACAGAACACGAATTGGTTAGCTCATTTAATACTCGTTACCCTAAAGACACAATAACTAACCCATTACCAATAGCACAACCAGTATTAGTTGCTGCTGCTAAAGATTTAGTAGAATTTGATGGTACTAAAGAAATTCTTATATTGAAAGATAGTACTATTTCTACATTAGAAGCAAAAGTAGTTGTTAAAGATAATATTATTACTGGTTTTGAAAATAAAGAAAGTAAATACAAAACAATCTTAATCAACAAGGATAAAGAAATTGCAGGTTGGGAAGATCAATATAATCAAATAGATTTACAATTAAAGAAATTAAAAGTAAAATCTAAATTCCAACGCATAGGAAGTTACATAGTAATCGGAGGTTTAGGTTACTTAATGTTAGTAAAATAATTATTTATAAAAGAACCCCTCCTACAATAGTCTTGTAGGACCGACCCCAACGTAAGTTGGGGTTTCTTTTATATATTTATATACAACAATTAATATATGAGTGATCAAAATATAAAAGATATAATTAAACAGGAATACATCAAATGTGCTTCTGATCCTGTCCATTTCTTTAGAAAATATTGTTTCATTACCCACCCAATTAAAGGTAGAATTTTATTCCATCTATATCCTTTCCAAGAAGATGTATTAAAATCATTTCGAGCAAACGATTATAATATTATTAATAAGTCTCGTCAGTTAGGTATTTCTACACTATGTGCTGGTTATGCTTTGTGGTTAATGTTGTTCCATAAAGATAAAGCAATATTGTGTATTGCTACTAAGCAACTTACAGCACAAAACATGGTTGAAAAGGTTCAATTCATGTACAATAACTTACCCTCATGGTTAAAAGGTTCTAAACCAGTAGCATCAAATCAAACCTCATTAAAATTATCAAACGGATCATTTATTAAAGCAACATCAGCATCTAGTGATGCTGGTCGTTCATTTGCAGTATCTTGGTTGATTATGGATGAGGCCGCTTTTATTGAAGGTATTGATAAAATTTATACTGCGATTAAACCTACCATCTCAACAGGTGGTGGTTGCGTAGCATTATCTTCACCAAATGGTGTTGGTAACTGGTTCCACAAAACTTGGGTTGAAGCAGAATTAAGTAAAAATAGTTTTATCCCTATTCAATTGAAATGGGATGTTCACCCTGATAGAGATACTGCTTGGGTTAAAAATGAAAAAGAAAATATGACTGCAAGAGATTTCGCGCAGGAATATGATTGTGACTTTTTAGGATCTGGAGCAACAGTAATTGACCCAGAAACATTAGAATATTATGATGGGTTTATAATGGATCCTGTTGAACGCCGATTCATGGGTGGTGATTTTTGGATATGGCAATACCCAGATTATAATAAAAATTATATTGTATCTGCTGACGTGGCCCGAGGTGATGGAAGTGACTATTCTGCATTCCAAGTTATTGATCTTGAAGCATGTCAACAAGTGGCTGAATTTAAATCTCAAATAGGCACACGTGAATATGGAAATATGTTAGTATCAGTTGCTACTGAATATAATAATGCGCTTTTAGTGGTGGAAAATGCTAATATTGGTTGGGATGTTGTAAATACTATTATAGACCGTGAATACGCTAATTTATACTATTCACCTCGTTCATATGGTGAGTTAAGTGCTGACAAATATCTATCAAAGTTAGACTCAGGACAAACAGTTCCTGGATTTACTACATCAGCAAAGACAAGACCACTTGTTATCTCAAAAATGGAGTCGTACCTTCGAGACAAATCATTTACCTTTCATTCGAAACGCTTACTTGAAGAATTAAGAGTGTTTATATGGATGCATGGTAAGGGACAAGCACAAAATGGATATAATGATGATTTAGTATTATCATTATCAATGGGTCTATTTATTAGAGATACAGCATCCAGATTTGCGCAAATAGGTCGTGATTTAGCGGTTTCTAGTTTATTAAACTTTAGAAAAACTGGAGACCAAATGTATGGGGGTGGGCAGTGGATATCTGGTGGCAACCCATACAAAATAGATGATGGTCGTGGAAATGTAGAAGATACACGATGGTTATTGGGTTAGAATATTTATTATTATACATACTAAAATAAGCAAATGGCTAATACAGATTTATTTTCAAGGCTAAGAAGATTATTTTCAACTGATGTTATCGTAAGAAACATCGGTGGAAATCAATTAAAAGTGGTAGACACGGATCGTGTTCAAGCCTATGGAAGTGCACAAACAAATAGCTTAGTAGACCGTTTTACACGTTTACATAGAACTAGCATGTCAGCTATGTTCAATCCTGCTATTAACTATCAGACATTAAGAACACAATTATACAATGATTATGAAGCAATGGACTCAGAATCGATTATTGCTTCTGCTCTTGATATTGTTGCTGATGAAACTACATTAAAAAATGAAGCTGGAGAAGTATTACAAATACGCTCTTCAGATGAAAAAGTACAAAGAGTACTTTATAATTTATTTTATGATATATTAAATATCGAATTTAATCTTTGGCCATGGACTCGCCAAATGTGTAAATACGGTGATTTTTACTTATTCTTAGAGATTAATAGTGAAATGGGGGTATACAATGTTATGCCTTTATCATCATATGAGTTAGCTAGAAGAGAAGGTTTAAATCCTGAAAACCCATTTGAGGTTTATTATGAATATGATCCAAATGCATTAGCAAGTACGCTTCATATGGATAAAAGTAATATGAAGAAGCGCTTTGAAAATTATGAAGTTGCTCACTTTAGATTATATGCTGATGCTAATTATCTCCCTTATGGACGCTCATTTATTGAACCAGCTCGTAAGGTTTATAAGCAATATACATTAATGAAAGATGCGATGTTAATACATCGTATTATGAGATCTCCTGAAAAACGTATTTTCTATGTAGACGTAGGTGGAATACCAGCACATGAAGTTGATAATTACATGGAGCGTATCACCAATAAAATGAAGAAGACTCCATTTATGGATGCTCAAACAGGTGAATATAATTTACGTTTTAATATTCAAAATTCACTTGAAGATTTTATTATACCAGTTAGAGGTGCAAACCAAAATACTAAAATTGATACCTTAAAAGGTTTAGAATACAATGGTATTGAGGACGTAAACTTCTTACGTGATGAAATGTTAGCTGCTCTTAAGGTACCTAAAGCATTCTTTGGATTTGAAAAAGATTTGACTGGTAAAGCTACATTAGCTGCTGAAGATATTCGATTTGCTCGTACAATTGAACGTATCCAAAAAGTAATTGTATCTGAATTGCATAAAATTGCATTAGTACACTTATATACACAAGGATTTGATGGTGATTCATTAACAAGTTTTGAATTATCATTAACTCCACCTTCAATTATATATCAACAAGAACAGGTAGCAATGTGGAAGGAAAAAGTATCATTAGCTAAAGATGCTCTTGATACAGGTATTATTCCATCTGATTTTATATATGATAGAATATTCCAATTTAGTGATGATCAAATAGATGAATACCGTGACTTAGTATTAGAGGATAAAAAACGTGCATTTAGACTTCAACAAGTTGAAAATGAAGGTAACGACCCAGCTAAAACAGGTAGATCATTTGGTACACCACATGATTTAGCTTCACTATATGGTAAGGGCAGAAGTGGACAAGGAGCAGTACCAGTAGGATACGATGAAAAAGATCCAGTTGGTCGTCCAACACAAAAAGCATCTATATTCGGCACTCAGAAAAGTTCATTTGGTAAAGATCCAATTGGTAGTAAAGAATACAACATGACTGCTAATCAAGATAAAAATCCAATGCAAACAGCATATAAGGGTGGTTCACCACTAGCATTATCTGAATTGAAAAAAGCTAAAGAAGCTGCTGAACAGAAAAAGATAACATTATATGAGAGTACAAAACCTGTAGAATCTAATTTATTAAATGAAGATAACATCAAGGGTATAGAAAAATAACATATTTATACGCAGTGATTATATACTTTTTATGAAAATAAAACATAACAAATACAAAAATACTGGAATTTTATTTGAACTCTTATTGAGACAAGTAACATCCGACACTATTTCTGGTAAGGATTCCGCATCTTTACCTTTAATTAAAAAGTATTTTAGCAAATCTGAATTAGCTAAGGAATATAAATTATACCAAACATTAACTGCTAATAAAGCTATTTCTGAAGGTAAAGCTGAATCGCTAATTAATACTACCTTAGAAATCCATTCACGTTTAAATCGTACGGCTCTTCGTAAAGAAAAATATAACTTAATTAAAGAAATTAAGTCACATTATAATTTAGAAGAATTCTTTAAAGCAAAAGTAAATAACTACAAACAACACGCTGCTGTTTATACACTAATGGAAGCTTATTCTACATTGGAATTTGTAGACCCAGCTAATGTTATTGATAATAAAGTAACTTTACTTGAACACATTACTCGTAAAGAGATAAATAAAGAAGAAGTTAAGGATCGTGTAATGGAAGAATATAGTGCAATGGATAAGAGCACTCGTATTTTAGCTTACAAAATGCTTATTGAAAAATTCAACGAGAAATATGGCGACTTAACTAATGATCAAAAATTAGTACTAAAAGAATTTATCAATAACGTGTCTAGTACTACAAAATTAAAAGATTTTGTTAATAACAACATAGACGGAATTAAAAAACAATTAATTAAATTAGTTGAAAAGGTTGAAGATAATACTATCAAGATCAAAATCAATGAAGTAGTTAATTTAATTAAACCTTTAGATAAAAATCAAAGTGTAAAGGACGAAGATATTATTACACTTTTAACTTATCATCAATTAGTAGAAGAATTAAAATCTGTTAAATAAAATGAAAACACAAATTAACGAAATTAGAAGAATGCAGCAATTAGCTGGTATCTTAAATGAATCACAATTAAATGAAGCTAAAGTAGATATGTGGACTATACAAGATGTTTTAGCAAATAAACATGTTGGTGGTAAACCTTCAACTCAAGCTGATTTAAGAGTAGGTTTAGATTACATGGTGCCTAAAAAGTTTTACGGCGGAATGCCCGAAATAAGACAAGTAGTTGGTAAAATTACTAAAATTGAAGGGGGTAAAGTGTTTATTGAAGATTTAAAAGGAAATGAAAGTAGATATGATATCGATGATATGATGCATGTTTATAATTTAGGAGCTTAAAATATATAAAATAATGAATAAACAACAACTCCAATCTCTTATACGAGAAGTAGTAGAAGAAGCAGTAAATGTACCAAGTGACGTTGCTGCTTTAAATAGAGCTCAATCAACAGCTACAACTGTAGCTAGCAGATCTAAAAATATTAATAGTATTCAAGAATTTTCTGGTGCTTTTGAAATTTGGTTTAAAACTTTAGGATTTGAACCAGGTAAAATTAGCAGATCTATTGTACGTAGTGAAGTTGAAAAAGTATTAACTAAGTTAGGATACAAATAATGGAATTGAGCATAGAAAATAAACTTTTACAAGAACAACTATTACAAGAAGCATTCTTGGATAGTGCAAAAGCCTATGCTCGAGAAAAATATGATGATGTAATTACCAAAATTAGTGATTGGAAAGATGCGGCGGCTGTTATGTGGCAGGTGCTTAAAAATTCAAGAATATTACATCGTTTTGCAGATGATATTTGGTATAGATTTAGGACAGGTACTTTAAGACTCTTAACAAACTTTTTAAATGAAAAAGGATTAAATAATTTAGTTACTTCTATCAATGATATAGTAGCTCGAATTACTAGTCTTGAAGGATGGAAGAAACTTCTAGCAGCTACTGGGATTGCATCTATTGTTACATATATGATAGATAAGATGCGTAGTGTTATACCAACTTCAATTGAAGATTTTATTAAAAAATATATATCTGAAGCGGGATTAAACAAGCTTATTTCTACCTTTACAGATTGGAGTTCTTATTTAGGATGGATACAACCAATTATCAAAGGGGTTGAAATACTTTATAAAGTAATGAAATCAACTATTGATAAATTTATTTCTGACACCCAACTTTTTACACAAAACTTTAATTTAATAAGAAGAGAAGGATTAGATGAAGAAAAAAGAGCAGCATTAAAATCAGCTATTAAAGCATACGCTCGTGAAATAATGAACGAGGAAAATGTAACTGGTAGTGGTGCTTCTTTTAGTGCAGGATCCGGTGAAAATTATGCTACACCTCGTGCTTTTGGAAAGAAAAAAGGTGATAATAGAGCAGTAAAATTTTTAAAGAAAATGGGTTGGACAGTAGCAGATTTAACGTTACCAAAAAACTCAAAAATGTTTGATTATAAAAAAATATACGAAATGAAATTAAACGATATTATTGAACAGGGAGTACTTAATGAAGTATCTTATGGTAAGTTCAAAAAAGAAGTAACATATAGAACTAAATCTGAACAATTACATAAAGCTATCCGTGAAGTAAAACGTAAATTAGCTGAAATTGATCGTATTGTTGAATATACATCTCGTATGAAACAAGAATTAAGTGAAGGGGAAGAAGGAATTAAATATTGGAAAGCAACCCAAAAGAATGTTGCTAATATCTCAGAAATGGTTAATCAACTTAATAACAAAATTAAAAACTTAAACCAATAATGGCAAAGGCAAAATCATCATCTTCTTCTCAAAAGATTTCATTTGGTAAAAAAACAACGGGTAAAGCAAAAAAAGGTTATGGCCCAACAGAACAAAAACCAAAAAAATATAGAGGACAAGGTAGATAAAATATAAATACATATGAAAAGTATACAAAATCAATACACCCAATTATTAGAAGGAAATTTATCTCAAGCTAACTTCATGAGAGCTATTCGTATGACTTTTCCTCAATATATTAACAATATAACATCATTTGATGACTCAGTTAAAATTCTAAAAAATAAAGGAATTTTATCTGAAGCTAAAAAACAAGAATACCAGTGTAATCCTGTTGAATTAGCAATGGGTATTAAAGTTGAAATGGAACACACAGATGATCCTAAAAAAGCAGAAAAAATTGCTATGGATCATTTAAAAGAGAATCCATCATATTATAGCCAATTAAAATTATCTGGTATTGATTCTCATCAAGAAAGACCAAAAGCAAAAGCTAAATCAAAATCCCCTAAAGCACCAAAGAAAGGTGAATTAGTTGATAAAGAAAATGGCATGAAAGTTGTTAAAGAAAATTTAGATTGGGCTAATAAAGTATATGGTGGTACTGGACAAAATATGGGTGATACTGGATCTTCAATTGAATTTAAAATAATTGATAACACTCCTGAATATTTTGAAATTGATTATGTAATTATTCCTAATTCTAGATATAGACAAAGTGGTGCTGGTTCAAGAACCCCACGTGAAAAAGAATATGGAACTGCAAAAATTGAAAAAAACCCAATTATTAATGGTGGTTATATTAGAGTAAAAGGTGATAGCTATTATGTGGGTAGAGATTTTGTAAATAATCTTCAAGAAACTAAATTAAATATGTTTCCTGGTGAAGAACCAAATGACACTGTAAAACAAGCAGCTAAGTTTATTGAAATGAATGACACTCTAAAACCATATTCAAATGACTTTGTTTTACAAAATATTGGTAGAAACAGTAATAGAGCCGTGTTAAGATATAGTTATTGGGCAAAATTACCTTCAACTCTTTTAGAAAAATTCAAATTACAATTTAATGTTGAAGAAGATGTAGAAGAGCATGATGATAGATTACCAACAACAGCTTATATTTTAACTCCATTAAGACCAATTGGTAAAGTAGATGTGGGTGCTGCTTTTGATAAATTTAAAGCAACATTAGAAAATATTGTACGTGAAGTACTAGCAGAAGAAAATAGTAAATAAATATGAAACAACTATTAGTAGATCATACACCATTCCACGTAGCCAAACTTACTTTATCTGAAGGTAAAGAAGGAACAGGTACTAGAATGCGTATTAAAGGTAAATTACAAGAAGCCGAAGTTAAAAACGGTAACGGACGTGTTTATCCTATGAACATTCTTAGAAAACAAGTGGAAATGTATACTAAAGGGCCGGTAGCTACTAGAACAGCAACAGGTGAATTAGACCACCCAGAATCATCAATTATTAATTTAAATAACGTTTCTCACATCATTACTAAAGTGTGGTGGGAAGGTAACGATGTTATGGGTGAATTAGAATTGCTAAACACCCCATCAGGTAAGATTGCACAAGAAATTGTATTAGCAGGTATTCCATTAGGTATTTCATCTCGTGGTATGGGTAGTGTTAAGCAATTGGGTGAAACAGTAGAAGTACAAGACGATTTCGAATTATTATGTTGGGATCTAGTATCAGTACCTTCAACACCTGGTGCTTATATGTCATTGTCTGAAGGTAAAACAACACAAGTTAGTAAAGATTATAGTAAAGTAAACGGATTAATCACAGAAATTATTTGCAACCAAACAGGTGTTTGTCCTCTTTGTTAATATTCTTATAGAATGCAGTTAACTTTAAAAGAAAAAAAGACTATAGCTAGATTTATTCTGAAAGAGAATAAAGTAACTACATTACATGAAGCTAAAAATAATAATAACTTTCTTAAAGAATTAAAACTTAATATTCAATTCTATTCAGGATTAAAAGAACATTTATATAAAAATAAATCTTTACAAGAAGCTATTACTGGTATTAGTTGGATAGATGGTGTTATTGGATTTTTTGGTAATATTAAGGATTTATTAACAACCACTACTATAGGAAAATGGATTACAAATAAATTAAAATCAGCTGCTGAAAGATTATTTCCAAAATTATCTCAAGATCCTAATGATGTTACCGACCAAATAGCTAATTACTTTAAAAAAATAACCAAAATACTAGGCCCTTCAGGTATTGCTTATCTTATAGCAGCTTGGAAACAAAAAAGTTTAAAACCTAGTGAAGAAGCAATATCAGCAGCAATGCCTGTTGCGGAAAAGATATATAAAGTAATTTTAGTAATTCTTATAGCTATAGCTATAGCGAAATTAATAGCATTCTTAATACCTCTTGGATCAACTGTTTTAAAATCATTTGCAGCTTTTGCAAAAGTTGGTGGTGGAACGCAAGGAGTAGTTCAAGCAGGTATGCTTGTTGCTCCAATTATGAGCAAAGCATTAACTCTTTCTGGATTAGGAAAAGTAGCTGCTGCAGGATATAATGTAACTGGATTAATTCAAAAAATTCAACATTTAAATCATTCTGAAGCAGGACATGAAGCTGAAAAATTTTATGATCAACAAGTTGCACTAGCTCCTTCTGCTATAGATTCTATTGTTAAATAGTTCGCGGTTTTTCGTATCTACATATATTTATGGGTAGCCTAAAATGGACTACCCATTTTTTATTGTAGTTCAGGTATTATACAACCCTCTATTAAGCTTCCCCTCTAATAAGCTTATTTCCGAAAAAAATTTAAGGACAAATGACAAACAAAGAATTATTTAAGCAAGCAATTGCTGAAGCAAAAACTATCCGCGAAGCTGCGTTAGTTAATGCAAAAGCTGCTCTTGAAGAAACTTTAACTCCTCATCTACAGTCTATGTTAGCTTCTAAGTTAGAAGAAATGGCAAAAGATGACGAAGGTAAAGAAGAAATCGATGAAGTAGCTCCTTCCTATGAAGAAAACATGGAAGAAGAGTTGAATTTAGACGAGTTTTTAGCTGAATTAGAACTTGAAGAAGGTTCTGATGAAGAAATTGACGAAGTAACTGGAGCAAGTGGTGGATATGATCCATCTATGGCCGCAGGTGCTGGTTTAGAAAACATCATCAACGGTATTAAATCTCTTATTAAGAAAGGTGGACCTATGGCTAAGAAAGCATACGCTGAATTAGAAAAATTAGGAGCAGCCGCTGCTTCTGGTATGAGAGAAGGTAAAGAAGAAACTGAAGAAGAAACTGAAGAAATGCCTGAAGAAGAAACATCAGTAGCTGATTTATCTATCGAAGATTTAAAAGACATTATCAAAGACATCGTAGATTCTGAATTAGAAGGCGGCGAAGCTGAAGGTGAAGAAGAAATGATGGGTGATGATGAAGTTGAAATGGATGGTGCTGAACCAGAAATGGCAGAAGACGAAATCAACTTAGAAGAACTATTAGCTGAATTAGATGCTTTAGATACAAACGAAGCAACTGAAGATGTAGTAGATGAAGCTAAGAAAGCTAAAAAAGACGAAAAAGAATTGGATGAAGCAGTTGCTACAATCAAAACTTTACGTAATGAATTGAATGAAGTTAACTTATTAAACGCTAAGTTATTGTATGTTAACAAGATTTTCAAAGCTAAAAATTTATCTGAAGACAACAAAATCAAAGTAATTAACGCTTTTGACAAAGCAACTACACCAAACGAAGCTAAATTAGTATTTGAAGCTCTTAACGAGTCTTTAGAAGCTAAAGAAACTTCAAAAGGTATGGTAAAAGAAGGAATCATTAAAGGATTCGCTTCAAAACCAGCTGGCAATTCACCTAGCAAACAAATCGTTGAAACAAACGAACAAATTTCTAGATTCCAAAAGTTAGCAGGTATAACAAAATATTAAAATTAAAAACAAAAAATTCATTTAAAAATGGAAATTCAACAATTATTAGAATCAGCTAATCCTTACGCTCGTGTAATGGATACAGCTAATACCTTAGTTTCTAAGTGGACTAAGTCTGGCCTTTTAGAAGGTCTTAAAGGCGAAGTTGAGAAAAACAACATGGCTATCTTGTTAGAAAACCAAGCTAAGCAATTAGTAGTAGAAAGTAACAACACTGGTTTAGGTGGTGGTACTGCTACTTTCGGTGCTGGTGGTTTTGGTGAGAACTGGGCTGGAGTTGCTTTACCGTTAGTTCGTCGTGTATTCGGTGATATCAGCGCTAAAGAATTCGTTTCAGTTCAATCTATGAGCTTACCTTCAGGTCTTATTTTCTATCTTGACTTCAAATATGGTACAGATAAGAAAGCATTTGAAGGATCTTTATATGGTGCTTCTACTGATTTAAAATCAACTAATACAGCAAAAGGTTTGTATGGTGTTGGTAAATTTGGTTATTCAATCAACCAATTCTCTCAATCATTTGCTTCTGCTTCAGTTGCTACTGCTTCTGCTACTTTAGCTGATGTTAATTACGATACAACAGTATCTTTAACTACTTTGAAAAAAGTAACTGTTACTGGTGCTGCTGGTATTACAGATTTAGATATTGAAGCTGTTCGTGGTACTTTCATTAGTGGTTCTACTGCTGACGAATCTAAAGTATTACCTCAGTACACTACAGTTTCTGGAAGCAATATTATCTACGTAGTAGATGGTGGTGCTAAAGAAGACGTAGTATTGTTCTTCAACAAAGCTAACCGTGATAACGCTCGTGGTGATTTCGAAGATAGAGCTGATTACAGCGTTCCTAACGCTAATAGCGCTTCTCAAATCGTTATCCCTTCATTGGATGTTAACATGAAGTCTGAAGCAGTTGTTGCTAAGACTCGTAAATTGAAAGCACAATGGACTCCAGAATTCGCTCAGGATTTGAATGCTTACCATTCAATCGATGCTGAAGCTGAATTAACTAGCTTAATGAGCCAGTACATCTCTATGGAAATCGATTTAGAAATCTTAGAAATGTTGATTAAGAACGTACCAACTTCTACAACTGAATATTGGTCAGCTCAGAACAACGTGGCTTGGAACGGTAGCTCTTTCGCTGCTTTAACAAACACTTTCTTCAACACTCAAGGTGGTTGGTTCCAAACTTTAGGAACTAAATTACAGAAAGTTTCTAACAAAATTCACCAATTAACTCTTCGTGGTGGTGCTAACTTCTTAGTAGTATCTCCAACTGTAGCTACTATCTTAGAATCAATCCCAGGATTTGCTTCTGATGGTGATGGTGATAAAGCTGAATTCAACTTCGGTATCCAAAAGATCGGTTCTTTAAACAGCCGTTACAAAGTTTACAAAAACCCTTACTTCACTGAAAACATCATCTTGATGGGTTACAAAGGTGCTCAGTTCTTGGAAACAGGTGCTGTATTTGCTCCATACATCCCAGTAATGATGACTCCATTAGTATACGATCCAACAACATTTACTCCACGTAAAGGTTTGATGACTCGTTACGCTAAGAAAATGGTTCGTCCTGAATTCTATGGTAAAGTGATTGTACACGGTTTAGAAACAGTTTAATCTAAACTAGCCCCGCTATAATCTCAGTATTATAGTTCTAAATAGCCCGACCCCGTAAGGTCGGGCTTTTTTTGTTAATATTTATTGGAAATTAAACAACCGTTACATATGAGAGAACCTAATCGCGAACGCAAAAGTGAAATTAAATCAATTAACGCAGTTCAATTAAATGAAGAACAAAAAGAAGCAAAACGATTAATAGTAGAAAACCAAATTGTTATAATAACAGGTAGAGCAGGAAGTGGTAAATCATTAGTATGTGCACAAGCAGCATTAGATTTCCTTAAAAGAAAACAAATAGATTGTATATACAATACACGTGCTGCTGTTGAAGTAGGCAAAAGTTTAGGATTCCTACCAGGAGCCTTAAGTGAAAAATTTGATCCATATATGGAAGCGTTGTTAGAAAACCTATCTAAATGTTGTTCTGATAAAAATGAGGTTGCGAAGTTAGTACAAGAAGAAAAAATTAAAGCATTACCTGTTCAATTTATTCGTGGTAAAACAATTGATGATATTTTAATTGTTGAAGAAGCTCAAAATCTAACTAAAGGTGAAATGTTAGCTATATTAACACGTTTAGGTAAAAATGGTAAGATAGTAATTAATGGGGATAATGAACAAACTGATATTAAAAATCCAACAGGTGAATTAAATGGATTGTTGTATGTCATTGAATTATCTAAAAAAATTGAAGAAATTCAGTGGATTAAATTAGCAACTAACCATAGATCGGACCTAGTTGGTAAGATATTGGATTATGAATATGGGAAATAATATATTCAATATTTATACATGACAAATACTAGTGAATAATGGCGATTAACTTAATGCAACTATATGATAATTACAATGGTGATGTATCATATCTTTCAAATGTAAAGGGCAATTGCCCCTTTGAATATTATACTGATGATCCTGAATTCTTACGTGATGCTAAGAATGCTGCTAAGTACGTTGCTCAACGTTTAGGTACAGGTATAGGTTTGTCAACATTAAACATTAGCGATTTAACTATATATGCTGCTTTTGAAGAAGCAGTTACTACATATGGTAACTTAGTTTACCAATATAAAATTAGAGACAACTATATCAACATGGAAGGCTCAGAAACCTCTCCATTTTCAAATATAGGTTATACTCATATATTAAGTGATGATGTTGGTTCTCCTGTTAGTTGGTCTGCTCCAAGACCAGCGAATTGGGCTGAAGTAAACTTTAATCAGTCTTATTCAGCGTCTATCGTAGATAATGAGATCTGGGTTATTTCCGCCTCTATCAACGATTTTATCGCGCCTGACTTTAGCTATATCAACTCATTTACTTTGGGATCTGGATTTGTTGATCCAACATACACAGGACCAGGTAATCTTGTAATGGATTTGAGCCAGTTTGTGTATAATCAATTTAATAGAACGGGTGGTGCAACTGTTGTTACACCATATTATAATGCTGCTACTTCATCATGGAATGCAGCTAGTGTTAGTATTACATCAGGTTCAACATCATTTGTTGTTACAGGTAGTAACAATACAATTACTAATTTCTATGTAGGAGATGATACAGGGGTTGATACAGATACTAATTTTTATATTGTAACTGGAAGTACAGCAGCATTAACAGCAGCAAATATAGCAGCTAAATTAACTGCAGTATCTTCTGCTTCATTTGGTACACCTATGACATTTGTTACAGGTTCTCCTGCAACAACTTTAAATATTTCTTCTTCATTATCATATTCTAATATTACTAATTTTAGAATTAATGGAACTAGTGCTCAATTCACAGGAGTAACTTCAGGATCTAATTATAGTATACCTGAAGGTTATTCTCATATCTATTTCTTTACTACAACACCCAATATTGCAGGCAATGGAGCAAGATTTACAGGATCAAATGGTACTATCCCAACAGTTTATATTCAAACAACTGTTGATACATTTAATGATAAAGTATTAAGCAACAACTTAACAACAATAACATCAGTTATTGCTGATGGTTATGGAGCTGAAGCTAATGTTGGTGGAAATTATGATATTAAAAAAGGTAGTTTGAAATTAATTCCTGGTGAACAGGATTATGATTTAAATGAATGGGCTGCTGTATCAGAGTCATTAGAACTTGGAGACACAATTGAGGTTCGAAGAGTATATCATGAACAACCTCCAGCAATCGCTAGATATTTTGATCCATACGCAGGTACAGGTACTGGTGTTCAATCATTACTTGAAACATTTGGATTTGGTCAGTTTTCTCCTGGTATTAACTTCTTATTAATGCCTATGAATTTTGACTTACAAAAGATTCAATCAATTGAATTAAATGATACTATCAGACGTGCTGGTTATTCATTTGAACTACAAAATAATAAATTAAGAATATTCCCAAGACCTTCTATTGATTTAAACTTATACTTTGAATATGTTAAAAAAAGTAATAAGAATTCTATATTAAGAGATAGAAGAAAGAATGTTGTTACTGATGTAATGAATGTTCCTTACAGAAATCCTGTATACATGAATATTAACACTGTTGGTAGAATGTGGATATTTAAATATACTTTAGCATTAGCTAGGGAAGTTGAATCACATATTCGTATTCAATATTCTAGTACGCAAATTCAAGGTATAGGACCAATAAATGGTTCTGAATTGATTACAGATGCTAGAAAAGAAAAAGAAGATTTAATTTTGGAATTAAAAGAAATGTTAAATGAGGTTTCTCGTAAGAGCCAACTTGAAAGAAAACAACAAGAAGCTGGATTCTTAAAAGATACTTTAGCATCTATTCCATTACCAATTTATATTAAATAATGGCTAAAGGAATTATAAAAGAAGGAGGAACAGTTTCACAAGCTCCTATTGTTTCTCCCCCACCAAGGGGAGGTGGAATAGGCTCTCCTGCACCACCACCTGCTCCAACTCCTCAACCTGCCCCTCCAGCAGCCCCTCCGGGCCCTGGTGGACAAGCAGCAGTTACTGTTCAACAAGCAATTAATTTTGCTGGTATGAAAGTAGGATACTTTAAATGTGACCTAGATAATACAGTAGCTAATATGTATGGTGAGTCAATGGAGAAGTGGTATTATCCTCCAATGGAAATAAAGTGTTTAATTGAAAGAACTGCTTTATCTTATGTAGATGCTGAGTATGGTTCCGATCCTACTCAAAACATTACAATAAGCATACCAAAATTAACAGTTGAACAATTCAATTTCACACCAGAAGTTGGAGATATAGTAGTTGATAGAGATAGATATTATGAGGTAACATCAACCGATGCTCAGTTTTATACAGCTGCAGGATCACCTATATCTGCTCAAACAGCAAACGCAACTGGTAACCTTATTATATATATCTTGACTTGTTCTTTAACAAGGATGACAAGATTGAATATATTAGAATCATGATGAAACTAGAAAATATATTAAACGAAATTTTATCTATATACAAAATAGAAGTATTGATAAAAACTAATTCAAATTATAATCAAGTATTGATTTATAATGAGGTTAGAGCCCTTCCTGGAGTTGTAGTTGTAACAGTACAACAAAGTGATTTTTTAGATGCAAAAGCAACTAATGTAGCTGAATTTGCTTTATTAAAATTAAAATACATTGTATCAACCACACCAGAAGAAGATATTCAAAAAATTAAAATTGCAGCATCAACTACTCATAAAGTAGATGGATTATTACAATTTATTCCTAGATTACAAACAATTGAAAAAGTAGGACAATATTAATTATGAAATTAACAGATATACTAGACGAAATGATGGGAAACCCAGAAATTACTATTTCTGATTTATCTCCTGAACAAAAAAGAGAATTATATAAAACAGGAAGAATTTTAGTCCCATTACCTCAGGATCCAAATCGTCCTGAAATGTCAGCTTCTCAAGTAATTAATTTACCTAAAATTGATAATATCAAGAGAACTATAATTCAAAATAAAAGAGAATTTGATGTATTCACTTTCTCTACAAACCCAGATATTGCTTCTACAGCAAAAGAAATTAGTAAGTTATACAACCAATTATTTAGAGCTATGAATGCTTTAGATAAACTAATGGCCTTAGAAAAACAAGGTAGAATATAATGAGAAAAAGATCAATAGAAACAACAAAACCGTTTGAGGCTGCACAGTCACGAATAGAAGCCTATGACAAATCAATAGGCAAGCCAGTTTCTACCACTTCTTTTACTCAAAATCGTGCTAGAGAAATTTCTCGTAAAAACGATAAAATAAAAGATTTTTCTGTTGGTTTACAAGATTTAGACGGTGCTATTATATATTATTTTAATAACACAATCAAACCCCAAGTATTTCAAGACGGGGAAATGATTAATGTTCCTATAATATATGGTTCTCCTGAAAGATGGAAATCAATACAACAAGATGGGTTTTTAAGAGATTCAAATAATAAAGTTAGAGTTCCTATCATAGTATTTAGACGTACTAATATTGAAAAAAATAGAACTTTAGGTAATAAAATAGATGGTAATAAAGCTCATCTATTTCAAGTATTTGAAACAAAATATAATAAGAAAAATCATTATGATAAATTCTCATTACTAACAAACAAAACCCCATCATCTCAGTTTTATGTATCTGTAGTACCTGATTATGTTACTGTAACATATGAATGTATTATATTTACAAATTATGTAGAACAAAATAATAAAATTGTTGAAGCAGTAGAATTTGCTTCTGATTCATATTGGGGTGATCCAAAACGTTTTCAATTTAGATCTAAAATTGATTCATTTGCAACAACTGTGTCAGTAGAATCAGATAATGATAGGGTAGCAAAAACAACATTTAGTATTACATTAAATGGATATATAATTCCTGATTCTATTAATAAAGAATTAGCAAATAGTGATATGTTTTATTCCAAATCTCAAGTAGTATTTGGTTTAGAAACAACAACGGGTGATGCTGAAGAAGTACAAACAATTGGAATTAGACCAAATATAGGTGGTGGTACATCATTTGTTGAAGGTTCAACTAATGTTACTATTATAGATACAGCAGCTAGTGATCTTGAATATTTACAAACAAATAACACAAGAACCGCTACAACTGTAACATCAAACACAGCAACATTTGTTGGAGTAAGTATATTAAACCCACCAGAAGGGTCATTTATACCAAACCCAACATTAGCAAACTTTACATTTACAGCAAATGGTCTTTATATACCACACCAAGCAATTGTATCGTTTGTAGACGTTTGTGCTAATTCAATATTAACAATTAATCCTTCAATATTGGGGTATACATTAGTTTCAACTGATACTATTATAGTAGTAGGTAAAGTAACATAAAATGGCACGAATTAGATTAGAACAAATATTATCTCCATTAAGCCTATCAGGTAGTGGATTAGTAATAGAAGGTGATTTAACTGTAGTTAGTGGATCATCAACCTTCTATCAACAAACATCATCAATCCCCGCAATAACCGTGTATGGAGATGCTGTAATTCATGATATGCCTGGTGTATCCTCGGCTTCTCTAACAATAGACAACATAGATACTTTAGGAGACGAAACAACTCCACAATCAGTTGATTTGGGTACGTTCTAACTTAATATTTATTAATAGACATAATTCCATTAAATTATAAATAAAAAGTATGGCCCAAATAATTAAACACCGTCGCGGTTCGATAGCCAACGTCGGTACCCTTTCACCGGTTAATGCTGGTGAAATTATATTAGGTACAGGCTCGATAGGTAATTTAGTAGGTCCTGTATTATTTGTAGGAGATTCAAGTTCTTACAAAGCAGTTCCTCAATTATACTATGGTTCTTCTGCACCAGATATCTCTAGTTACAGTCAATTAGAAGGTGTTTCTTTCTATAATTCTACTGATAAGAATCTTTACATTTTAAAGGCAGCTGGTAATACTCGTTTAGATTTAGCAGGTGCTGTAAGTGGAAGTGCAATTACTCCTTCAAGTATTACTACAGGTGTAATTACAGGTTCTAACTTATATTTAAGTGGAAATGCTACAATTGATGGTAACATTACCTTAGGTGGTAATATTACAGTTGGTGATTCTAATACAGATTTTGTAACTTTTGGCGCAGACATCAGTTCATCTATTATACCAGATGTTGATGCTGCTTTTGATTTAGGTACAAACAGCAAACGTTGGAGAACAATTTATGCTCAACAAGGTGTATTTACTTCAGCTAGTGGTTCATTCAGTGGTTCATTCGTAGGTAATGGTGCTGGATTAACAGGATTAGTAACTGAATTAGATATTGTATCAGATAGTGGTACTGGAAGTGTTGATTTATTAACACAAGCACTAACAGTTCAAGGTGTAGCAAATGAAATTAATACTTCAATTTCAGGACAAACAATAACAATTGGATTACCAGATAACGTAACAGTTAGTGGTGATCTAACAATAGGTGGTAATGAAATTAAATCAAGTACTGGAGATACAGTATTAACTTTAAATGTTAACAATGCTTCATTTGCTAATAGTGTAACAATTGGAGGTAATTTAACAGTAAATGGTACTTCAACAATTGTTAATTCAACAACAATTGAAATTGGTGATAATATAATTTCATTAAATGGTACTGGCGCTACAAATGCAGGTTTGGTTGTTAAAGACCCAACTGCCGGTAGTTTCGTATCTGGTTCTTTACTTTGGGATACAACAAATGACTACTGGATAGCAGGTGCATTAGGATCAGAAAAAAGAATTGCAGTTCAAAATGCAACTACTTTAACAACAAATGCTTTAATAATTGGTAACGCTTCAAGTGAAATAGTTTCAATAACAGCTCCATCAGCAGCAGACCAATATGCTAAATGGGATGGTAGCGCTTGGACAATGACAAATGTAGTAGATGGTGGTACTTTTTAAAATTTAACTATTTCAATATAATTAATAGGGCTCCAATTCGGAGCCCTTTTATATTTATACGTGCCTGATAGATAGGTCACCGTAAGGTGCAAGTATATACTTAAAATTATTTGAGCGCTTATGTCTCGTCTTATTACTCTGCGTAGAACAGCTACGCCTGGAAAGATCCCTACAATTGCTGACCTACAACTAGGTGAATTAGCAATGAATACCTACGATGGTAAGGTTTATCTCAAGAAAAATGTTAACGGAATTGAAACTATTGTAACTCTTGGTGAAACAGGAGGTACAGGAGCTCAAGGCGCAACTGGAGCAACAGGCCCTTCAGGAGGTCCTGGTCCATTAGGTCCACAAGGTTCAATAGGTGATCCTGGACCTCAAGGAGCTATAGGCCCAACAGGCGATCAAGGTCCAACCGGACCTCAAGGAGATATAGGCCCAACTGGCCTTCAAGGAGCTACAGGTCTTCAAGGCTCTACTGGTTTACAAGGCATAATTGGCCCTCAAGGTATTCAAGGCCCAATAGGCATACAGGGAGAAAAAGGCGATAAAGGCGATCAAGGATTTAATGGTAGTGTTGGTGCTCAAGGTATTCAAGGTCCAATAGGTCTTCAAGGTTCAATTGGTATCCAAGGAGAAAAAGGTGATCAAGGATTTCAAGGTATAATAGGCCCTCAAGGCGACCAAGGCCCTTTAGGATTTCAAGGAGCTAAAGGCGATCAAGGTATACAAGGAGCTAAGGGTGACCAAGGTTTTCAAGGTAATCAAGGTAGTGGAGGTATAAGTGCAGGTCAAACATACTATTTTAATCAGAGTCAATCATCAGATATCTCTCCTTATAAAGTATTATCAAAAGACCCCTCTACATCTCCAGAACAAATTGTAACTACTACTACTAATGGAGCTACTCCTATTTTAGTAAGTCAATTTTTAACACCTGAATTAGGATTTGCACTTATTCCTGGAGGAACTCAAAGATTTCATCTTCATTTTTTAAGAGATTCCCAAGGTAATAATATAGACACATATGTAACAATTCAACTAGCTAACTCATCAGGTACAGCAATAGGACCTTTAATTACATCAGGTATGGCTGCTGTAGGTTGGATGGATTCTATAAATACAGTTGAAACGTTTGTTGATATTGTTTTACCTTCAACAGTAATTGATCCTACAAACAGAATGATTGTTAAAATCTATGTTGTTGATCAATCAAATGGATCTCACAATATTGGGTGGTACACTGAAGGTACATCAAGCTATTCTTATGTATTAACTAGTGTTGGTGCAGTAGTAGGTTCTCAAGGCTCACAAGGTGATCAAGGAGCAGATGGTTATATTGGAGCGGATGGTGCTCAAGGCTCTCAAGGAGCTAAAGGCGATCAAGGTTTCCAAGGTGGATTTGGTCTTCAAGGATACCAAGGCTTTGGTTATCAAGGCAATCAAGGCTTTCAGGGTGGGTTTGGTCTTCAGGGTTTCCAAGGTGGATTTGGTCTTCAAGGATATCAAGGTTTTGGCTTTCAAGGAACTCAGGGTTTCCAAGGAGGATTTGGAAATCAAGGTTTTCAAGGAGCTGATGGTTACATTGGAGCTGATGGAGTACAGGGTGCTACTGGAGCACAAGGTGCTCAAGGATCCCAAGGTTCAGCTAGTTCAACAGCTAGAAGTGTAAATTTATTTACAGCAACTGCTGGACAAACAGTATTTACAGTACCTGGAGGTTATGTAGTAGGAATGATAGATGTGTTTTGGAGTGGTGTTAAACAAACATCAGGTGTAAACTACACAGCATCAAATGGAACAACAGTAACACTTGCAGCTCCTGCTAATGCGGGTGATATTATAGAAATAGACAATTATTTAGGTGAAATAGGATCTCAAGGTGTTCAAGGCCTCCAGGGCTTTCAAGGCATTCAAGGTGCTCAAGGCATCCAAGGAACCAAAGGCGACCAAGGATTTCAAGGTATACAAGGACCTAAAGGCGACCAAGGATTTCAAGGTGATCAGGGATTTCAAGGCATCCAAGGTACAATGGGCGACCAAGGTTTTCAAGGCGACCAAGGTATTCAAGGAGCAATGGGTGATCAGGGATTTCAGGGCGACCAAGGCTTTCAGGGAGATCAGGGCTTCCAAGGCGACCAAGGCTTCCAGGGAGATCAGGGCTTTCAAGGCGACCAAGGTATTCAAGGAACTAAAGGCGACCAAGGTTTCCAAGGTGACCAAGGCACTACAGGAGCACAAGGCATCCAAGGTATTCAAGGTGCTAAAGGCGACCAAGGCTTTCAAGGATATCAAGGCTTTCAAGGATATCAAGGAACAACAGGCCAAGGGTTTATAATTTATCAAACATATAATAGTGTAGCTGCTCTTCTAGCAGATACAACCTGCCCTGAAGGACAATTTGGATTAGTAGCAGGCACTTTACCAACCTCAGATCCCGATTATGGTAAATTATATTTACGAAGTGGAGGTGTTTGGAGCTTTACTACAGACATGTCTGTACAAGGTATTCAAGGTTCTCAAGGAGCTCAGGGTATCCAGGGTATTCAAGGTTTTCAAGGTATCCAAGGAACTAAAGGTGATCAAGGAAACCAAGGTCCAATAGGTCCTCAAGGAAGTATAGGAGTACAAGGAGCTACTGGATTGCAAGGAAGTACAGGCCTACAAGGTAGTGTTGGTGCTCAAGGTGCTAAAGGTGACCAAGGTTTTAAAGGCGACCAAGGCGACAGAGGTTTCCAAGGTTTTAAAGGCGACCAAGGCGACAGAGGTTTCCAAGGTTTTAAAGGCGACCAAGGCGACAGAGGTTTCCAAGGTTTTAAAGGCGACCAAGGCGACAGAGGTTTCCAAGGCTTCAAAGGCGACAAAGGCGACCAAGGCGACAGAGGTTTCCAAGGTTTTAAAGGTGATCAAGGTACAGCAGGTTCATTAGATGCATTACCTCTTGCAGGTGGAATAATGACAGGAGCATTAGTAAATAATACTGATGGTGCTGTGATTATAGAATCCAATGCTTCTGAAAATAATAACTGGTTGTTTAAAGAAAATGCTAAACAATGGGGTTTATTTTGGTTTAACAGAGGTTCTCAATCAGGACAAACAATAGGAGGTTACACTACCGTTGGAGCTGAATTAATGTTTATGGGAGGGAGTAGTGGAATAGCTATGCCAACAGGTTGGACAGGTTATATTGCTGGTAGTAACATTGCAGCAATGATTTCTAATGTTAATGGTTATATATACTCTGCTTCTACTATTTACGCAGCAACATCAATGGTTGTTAATGGTAATACAGTATGGCATGCTGGAAATTTCACACCAGGTAATTATCTACCACTTTCTGGCGGTACTTTAAGTGGTGTGCTGTATTTTACTGATACTACAAATGGTATTTATAAGTCTGGTGGAAGAATGACTGTTCGTTCTGAATCAACAGATAACGTAGCAAACTTTGCAAGTTATGGTTTGTACCTTCCTAAAATAGGAGAAACTGCAGGTCTTTATGTAGAAAGTCCTATAGAAGCACGAACTGGTTTAAGAATGGGTAGTGGGGCTGCTAATGGGACTATTACCGTAGGTGCAGATACTGCGGCAACAGCTAATAGACTTGTACAACGTGATTCTGGTGGAGATATTTATAGTCGTTATTCTTTTGCTGTTCACTTTAATGCATCATGCCCTAACAATGAAAACCCTTCTATTGCAGCAATATGGACTAATAGTGGTAGTGATAATTATTTAAGAAAGTCTACACCAGCTCACTTAATAAGTCAATTAGGTCTTATTACTACATCTAATATAGGTTCTCAGACTGTTTCTAACTCATCTCAACTTAATGGTTTAAGCAAAGTACAGCTTTGGAATAATAGTGGAGCTACTCATAGTAGTTATTTATCATTTGGTGCAATTCCAAACTTTGGTGTTTGGTTTATGCAAAATTCTTCAGCAAGTGATAGCCCACAGTCAGCCTCTCAATACTATGTTCAAACACAAGGTCTTGGCAATGAATATGGATATGGAACTACACCTGGTAATTATGGATTAATGACGGCTGTAGCAAGAGATCATGCTGTTAAATATACTTACTACAGAACTCTTGAAAATGGATCTTGGGGAAGTTGGACAAAAGGAGCTGCGGGTTATGCAGATACAGCAGGTTCATTATCTAACATGAATATATCTCAGTTTACTAATAATTCTGGATATGTTACTTCAAGTGGATTATCAACTGATACAGATTCAGAACAAAATATTGGAACAAGAAACTTATATTATAACGATGGTGTTAAAAGAGTATCTAGTGATCCAAGATGGAATGAAAGCGGATATGATGCAGATCTTGGTACATTACACATTTATTCTACAACAGCATCAGGTGCAAATTATGGTAGAGCAGGTATAGCATTATATAATGATGGTGCATATCAATACTTAACAACAAAAAGTGGTACAACAGGACTTTTTGCAAACAATAGTCTAATATTAACAGCTGGTAACTTTTCATCATATGCTTTATCACTTTCAGGTGGTAGTTTAAGTGGTGATTTAGGATTAGGAGGAAATAGAATTACATATTCAACCTACAATGCTCCTAATATGATAGTAGCTGGTGGTGGTGATAATAACTGGACATTTGGATCTTTTCACAATGGTGGTAGTCAATATTGGATGCAGGTAAAATTTTATGGAACTGGTGATGATGATAGAGGTTTTAGAATTTTAGATGCAAATGGAGGAACTGTTAGATTTAGAGTAAATGGTGCTGGTAATGCTTATGCAAATAATAATCTTATATTAACAACAGCTAATTATTCTTCATATGCTTTAACAACTGGAGGTGGTACTGTAACTGGTACTATTCTTTCTAGTTTTGATAATAGTTGGGCACTAAGAATAAATAGAAGTAGTACTAGCACTTATTTAGGTATTACATATGCTACAGGTGGAAACCTTCATTGGTATTTAGGACCAAGAGAAGACGGAACTCAAACATATAGATTTTATAACTTTAATACAACTGTAAATGCTTGGAGTATAGATGTAAATGGTAACTGTACTGCAAACGGTGATATAACCGCATACTCAGATAAACGAGTTAAAACTAATATTCTTCCTATAGCAAATGCTTTAGACAAAACTTTAAAACTTAAAGGTGTAACATATAATAGAACTGATAATGATGATTACTCAACTAAAATAGGTTTTATAGCACAAGATGTTCAAGAAGTTCTTTCTGAAGTAGTGACATATGATCAAGGTGCAGATAGATATGGTGTATCTTATGGTAATATAACAGCATTATTGGTTGAAGCAATAAAGGAACAACAAAAACAAATTGAAGATCAAAAACAACAAAACAACGCTCTTTTAACACGTATAGAACAATTAGAAAATAAATAAATACATAATTTAATATTTATATTAAACAGCCAATAAAGGAAAAACATAATGAGTATAAATAAAAATATAATTCTTGCTAACCTTGTAAACAACTCAGGAGATTTAATAGTTCCAGGTTCAGGTAGTATAGTTGGGGATTTAACAATAGGAGGGAAAATTACCGCTCAAGAATTTCATACAGAATTTGTTTCTTCTTCAATTATATACGAAAGTGGGTCAACAAAATTTGGAAACTCAAATGATGATATTCATACCTTTACAGGCACTGTAAACATAACAGGATCTGTTTTAGTAAATGGTTCTCCAGCAATAGGCCCTCAGGGAGCTCAAGGTGCTGATGGTTACATTGGTGCTGACGGAGCACAAGGTGCTACTGGAGCTCAAGGAGAAACTGGATCTCAGGGTGCTAAAGGCGATCAAGGCTTTCAAGGCATTCAGGGAACTAAAGGCGATCAAGGAAATCAAGGACCAACTGGTCCAACTGGTCCAACAGGATTACAAGGTACTACTGGTGCTCAAGGAGCAAAAGGTGATAAGGGGGATCAAGGATTTACAGGTCAACAAGGTCATCAAGGTATTACTGGTACTCAAGGAGCAAAAGGTGATCAAGGCTCTACAGGCCCTACTGGTCCAACAGGTCCAACAGGTCCTACTGGACCAACAGGTTTACAAGGATCTACCGGTCCTGTTGGCCCAACAGGCCCTCAAGGAAATAATGGTGCAACTGGACCTACTGGTGCAACAGGCCCTACTGGTGCAACTGGACCTACAGGACCTCAAGGCAATACTGGTTCTACTGGACCAACAGGAGCTACAGGCCCTACAGGTCCAACTGGTCCAACTGGTCCTGCGGGTACTAATGGAACAAATGGATCAACAGGTCCTACTGGACCTACAGGCCCTCAAGGCGCTCAAGGAGGAACATCAGGTACAGCTCAAAATTTATATGGTCCTGGAGGAAGTTATATTCAAAGAAGTACAGCAGGTACATCATATTCAAATGCATATCAAATTAGAGAAGCTAATGGTTATAGTGGTAATACTAGTATTGATGGAGCTCCTTTATTAGGATTCCATTGGGGTGGAGTAGTAGCCTCTAGCATTAGAATGAACACAGCTGGTGAAATACAAATTGTAAACAACCCAGGAAGTTCTTATGAAAATTTTAGAGCAAACATAGTATATGGTGAGGCTAGTGTTCGTGCTCCTATTTTTTATGACTCAAATGACACATCTTATTATTTAGACCCAAATGGTAATAGTGTATTAACTACTGCAACCTTTAATTTAAACGCATCCTCTACATTAACGCTTACATCAGCTGGAACAAACGCTTCTATGATAAGAGCTGGTTCTGGAGATGAATTATATATTGGTGGTAATGGTACTTGGCAGATGAGGTTTAGTGGTGCTAATGTTTTAATGGATAATGGTGGTTATTTGCAAAATAACGAATCTATTAGAGCCCCAATCTTTTATGATTCAAATGATACAGCATATTATTTAAATCCAGCAGGAGGTTCTCGTTTAAGAAATCTTTATGTAGGAGATAGTGGTGACGATTGGTCAGATCCAGGAGGGTGGGGTACACAAGTTAGATTTAGTAACAGTCCTCACGTTAAATTTGTTTTACATGCTAGATCTCCTGGTATTGAAGCAGGTATGTATGTACACACTCCTAGTTCTGTATATATAGGAAGTTATACAGGACATGATGTTAGTATGATGTGGGCTGGTAGTAGAAGAATGGTAATTGCTAACTCTTATATTTACACTGATGTATATTTAGAAGCCGCAGGTTCATTACGTGCTCCTATATTTTATGATTCAAATGATACAGGATACTATCTAGATCCTAATGATACATCAAATTTAAGTAGGCTTATAGTAAATAATGCAGTTTCAGGAGCAGCTTTACTTATTGGATCAACAAACACATCTAGAGTTATTAATGATAATGCAAGAAAAGCATTAGTTATTAATGCAGAATATTATCCTGGATTACATCTTAATGCTTATGCAGGAAATAACACTACTCATGGTGCATATATTGTAATGAGTGGTAATTTAAGTGCTGGAGGTTATAGACTATGGACAATGGGTATAGCTAATCAAAATCCAGGTATTTTTAGTATAGGATATAGTGACCAACAAGATGGTAATGGCCATTACGGGGTTGGAGATGGTTGGTCAGGTAGTGATGTTCACCATGGTCGTTTAATAGTAGATACATCTGGTAATACTAAGATTAGAGGTATGCTTTATGTTAATGGTACTAGTGGAGGTATATCTACTGGAAATGCTGTTATACATGCTGGTAATATTGGTTCCCAATCTGTATCATATGCTTCATCAGCAGGTGGTGTTGCCTGGGGAAATGTATCTAGTAAACCCACACACATAATGTATTATCAAAGTTTTACACTTGATGCTAATACAATGGATGCTAATGCTACTGGATTTACATATTCTGTAAACGCCCCCTTTACTGGTCCTATCGCAAGGTTTAGTGCGGGTGGTGGATATGATTTGTGGTTAGGAGGAAATTATGGAGGTAGTGGTAATGTTTTTTATGTAAGAACAAGAAACGGTGATGCCGGGGCAATGAACCCTTGGAGATTATTAATTACAGATGGTAATATTGGTTCTCAATCAGTAAGTAACGCTGATACTGTAGATGGATACCATGCAGCTGCTTTCCCTTATAGAAGTAGTGGTTCATCAGGTTATTATCAAGTAGCAGATTGGATGCAATTTAATACCACTGCTGGTCTTTATTGGCCTTCTTACAATGGTGCTCATATATATCCCAATACTTCTACTTCTTATGGTTCTATAAGAATTGATGGTACTAGAAGTGGGTGGAGAGGTATAACATTTGATGGTTCTGTAACTCTTATGATGAATGATAATGAATCAGGCCATTATAAGGATGGATATGGTTGGCAATATAGGTGGGAAAATGGAACTATGTACTGTCATAAAAATTCTTATGGTGGTGGCACTAGTGCAACTATGTTAGATACTTCAAATTTTACAAGTTGGGCTATTAATAGAGGAGGAGATACTGTAAGTAACATTATTTATTTTTTAACTAACAATGGTGGATATTTAGGAAGCACAGACTCAGCCAAATTACAGGCATATTCAACAGGTAACAACTCAGCATTTATGTCTTTCCATAAATCAGGACATTATGCTGTAAACTTTGGTCTTGATGCTGATAACGTAATGCGTATAGGTGGTTGGTCAGCATCATCAAACAGATGGCAATTAGATATGTCAGGTAATATGACAGTAGCAGGAGATGTAACAGCATACTCAGATGCCCGTGTAAAAACGAATATTCAAACAATTGAAAACGCGTTAGATAAAACATTAGCATTGCGTGGAGTATCTTATAACCGAACAGATTCCGATGATACTAAAACAAAGATTGGTGTTATTGCTCAAGAAACATTACCAATAGTTCCTGAAGTTGTAAATCAAGACAACGATGGAATGTATAATGTATCTTATGGTAACATGGCTGGTTTATTTATTGAAGCAATAAAAGAATTAAATGCAAAAATAGCAAATTTAGAGGCGCAGTTAGCTTCTAAGTAAATATTTATACACGATCTATATAGATCGAAGGATATACTAGTACATACTAAATTAAAAACAGACCATAGATATGGCGCAAATTGTTAAGTTACGTAGGAGTGCAGTCACTGGCAATAAACCAACTACATCGCAGTTGGAGTTGGGTGAATTGGCAATGAATACCTACGACGGTAAAATTTATTTTGAGAAAAGTGGATCAGCAGGTGAAAGTATTGAAGAAATACTTATAACCAATGCACAAAACACAGGATCACTTTCAATCTCAGGTTCATCTCACAACATTTCAGGAGCTTTAACACTAAGTGGTAGTGTAAAATTACCAACAACAGTCCGTGACTATACCAACAGTACAGGATCTGTAGGACAAATTCTACAAGTAACAGCAAATGGTGCTGTGTGGGTAGATAATGTAGCTGCTAATACAGGTGATGGAAGAACCTCTAAACAAACATTTGCGTCAGCAACAACTTGGTCATTTAATCATAATTTAAGTGAACAATATCCCGTAATCGAATTATACGATAATAACAATCAGGTTATTATTCCTTCTACTATAACAGCAACAAGTGCTAACAATTTAGTTGTTACATTCGCAATACCTGTAGCAGGTACCGCAGTAGCAACTGTAGGTGGTATGATGGGACCTCAAGGTCCTGTGGGTGCTCAAGGTGCTAATGGATTTATTGGAGTAGATGGAGCACAAGGTTCACAAGGTGCACAAGGTGACCGAGGCTCTCAGGGTTTTCAAGGATATCAAGGTGATCAAGGCGCACAAGGCGATCAAGGCTTTCAAGGTGCTCAAGGCGATCAGGGCTACCAAGGAGCTCAAGGCGACCAGGGTTATCAAGGTGCACAGGGTGCACAAGGCGATCAAGGCTACCAAGGCGCACAGGGTGATCAAGGATATCAGGGTGCTAAAGGCGACCAAGGCTTCCAAGGCAATCAAGGAGCAACAGGCTCTCAAGGAGCAGTAAGCTCATCAGCTAGAAATGTAAATATATTTACAGCAACAAATGGTCAAACAACATTTACAGTACCTGGTGGTTATACTGCTGGATTAGTAGATGTATTTTGGAATGGTGTTAAACAAACATCAGGAGTAGATTATACTGCAACAAATGGTACAACAGTAGTACTAACAAATGCTGCTAGTGCTGGTGATACAATAGAAATAGACAATTATTTAGGAGAAATAGGATCTCAGGGTAATCAAGGAGCAGCAGGTGCTCAAGGTGCTGTTGGACCTCAGGGAGCTACAGGTAATCAAGGTGCAACAGGTACTCAAGGTCCTACTGGATTACAAGGTAGTGTTGGTGCTCAAGGAGCAAAAGGCGATCAAGGAGATACAGGCGCTCAAGGTGCTACTGGGTCTCAAGGTGCTACCGGATTACAAGGTTCTGTTGGACCTACTGGACTACAAGGAAGTACAGGAACCCAAGGTAGTACTGGTGCTCAAGGCTCAACCGGTGCTCAAGGTGCAACTGGATTTCAAGGTGTTCAAGGCTCAACAGGTGCTCAAGGTTCTCAAGGAACACAAGGCCCTGGGGTATCAGGTACAACTAATTATGTAGCTAAGTTTACAAGCAGTAGTGCTATAGGAAATAGTCAAATTTTTGATAATGGAACTAATGTTGGTGTTGGTATTACAGCATCTTCTTACCAACTTCAAGTTTTAAACACAATAGGTTTAAGAGCTAATAGTGTAGATTTTCAAGCTTTAAAAGGTACAGGATGGGGATATAGTCCAAGTACTTATAAAGTTGTAATGCTTGGTGATACATCAAACTCTACTACAATCTCAATTGGATATGATCCTTCAGGAAATGCTAATGGTGCCTTTAGTGGAGATGGTAGAGAAATATTATTTAGAAGAGGCGCTCAATTTGTAACACCAAACTCAGCAAATAATTCTTTTAATCTTTATAACTTAGTATTATTAGATGGAAGTGTTGGTATAGGTACTTCAAACCCACTTAGAACTCTCCATGTAATGGGTCAAGCAGCTTTTGATATGACAACAACAGGAGTAGTTATACAAGAACAAGATGGTACTGCTCAAATAGTTTCTTATAAACAAACTGGAGCCACATATGCCGATTTACATTTAAGAGGTGCTAATTTAGGCATAGTAATTAAAGGTACTAATGGTGATGTCGGTATAGGAACATTAAATCCTTCTTATAAACTTGATGTGAGTGGAACGGGTAGGTTTACAAGTGATTTAAGATTAGACACAGGTGCTTCTGATGCTCAATTAATATTCAAAAATAACGCAAGTGGAAATCCAAGGTCAATAGTATATAATGTTGCTGATGGTTCAATTACTATTAATAGAACTTCAGGTGGTGCAGGTGCTACATTTTTAAACTCAGGTGCAGCTACGTTTAGTTCATCGGTTACGGCAAATAGTTTAGGTGTAGGTAATAATACAAGTGGATTTGGCGATGTAATGTTAATATCAAATACTAATGCTAATGTTTATCCAAGAGTAAATAGATCAAGTACTTCTTTTGAAGCCGGTTGGAAATTATCAACAGGAGGATCAGATAATTGGTATATAGGTTTAAGAAGTGCAAACAATACAGGGTCTTATCATTTTTATTCTTATACTACAAACAGCAGTGTTGCACAAATCACTGCAAATGGTAGATTATTACTTAATACAGTTAGTGAAAATGATGCAATACTTCAAGTACATAATGATTCAAGCAATTATGTAGCATACTTCTTTGCTAACACACTTTACTCAGGTAGTTACAGATTAATGAGATGGTTTGCTAACGCAACCTCTGTAATGGATATTACAAGCAATGGTCTTAATCTTAATATGGATAATAATGCAAATGGGTATTTAAGATTTTCAACTAATGCCTCTCAACGTTTGCACATTACCTCTGGTGGAGACATAATAAAAGCTACACATAATGGATTTGATGGAACCTATGATAATCTTATTAAATACATGGCCAATTCAGATATTGGTGTTAATAATAATAGATGGATAGGAATAGACGCTGTCCTTACTGCTGGTGGCCCTTCAGCAAATGTTTTAAGATTCAGAGTATACCAAGGCAATGCAGCTCAAGATCAACCACCATTAACCGCAATGACTTTAAATGGGTTAGGTGATGCTGGAATTGCTGGAAGTTTAACACTTGGCACCGCAGAAACATCAAATACTGATATAAGAATTAACAATGCTACAAACTTAAAAACACATTATGTTTTCTCAGATATTATATCTGGAGATTTAGGTATTGAATCTGGTGTGGGTGTTGGTATTAAATTTAATACTAATGGACCTAATACTAGAGTAACTATTGCTTCTGGTGGAGATGTTACAGTAAATGGTGGAACTATTTCTAATAGTGGTAACTATAAAGCAAATACTTTTATACAATTAACTTCAGTAGCTACAAAAACATTTTCAGTAAGTGGTCAAACACAAGGTAATTTTGCTGTAACAGATTTTAGTGGTGTTCCTTCAAATGCTAAAGCATTATTAGTATATGGTTGGTACCACATTACAGGATATGGTTCAGGGGCAGGTCAAGGAGACCATGCAGTGTCTTGGTTTGGATTAGCTAATGATGTTAGTGTTATTTCTTGGGGTGGACCAGGAGCTGCTTGGCCTGGTGTTAGTAATACTTTTACTCCACAATATCATGGTTCATTTGTTTTAGAACATGATGGAGACGCTTCAGGAACAAATATGACCAATTTTATGCATTATTATGGTTCTTGGCATAATGGTATTATAAATGTAAATGCAAATGGTACAGTATACTATACACTAGGACATGGACTTAGTGGTGGTACCCACCACATTGCTTTATATTGTGTTGGATATTGGGTTTAAAAAATATTAAATTTTATGATAAACAAAAACAAAATAGAACCAGTAACATACATTGATAATGTTTCTGTACTGAGTATAAAGTATGGTATCAAATCTATACTTGAAGATAATATACTTAAAGATTTACAAGGTAATCTTATAGATTTACCTTTAGATATAGAAGAAAAACGCCAAGAATTAATAGATGAATACAATGCTTCTCTTTATCAAAGATTAAGACGTTCTGAATATCCTCCAATTGAAGAATATATTGATGGTGTTGTAAAAGGTGATCAAGATCAAATAGATGAATACATTCAAAAATGTATAGCTATTAAAGCTAAGTATCCAAAACCAATAGCATAAATAATTAACCTTAATATTTATATTAAACAGCTAATAAGGAAACAATATAATGAGTAAAAGTAAAAATACGATCCTTGCCTCACTTTTAAATAATACAACCTCAGGTTCTTTATTAAAAGCATCAAATGACGTTGTACGTGATAGTATAATCCAAGATAATGGTCATACTGTTACTATTGGAGGTTCAGGTTCAGTGACGGGGGATTTAACAATAGGGGGAAGAATTACAGCACAAGAATTTCATACAGAATTTGTTTCCTCTTCTATATTATATGAAAGTGGATCAACCAAATTTGGAAATTCAGAAGACGATACTCACGTATTTACAGGAACTGTAAACATATCAGGTTCTGTTTTAGTAAATGGTTCTCCTGCTATTGGTCCACAAGGAGCACAAGGATCAAATGGATTTATTGGTGCTGATGGAGCACAAGGTGCTACAGGTGCACAGGGTGTAACTGGAGCTACAGGTGCAACAGGCGCTCAAGGATCTACTGGATCTCAAGGAGCTACAGGTCCAACTGGAGCAACTGGTCCTACTGGACCAACAGGTACTCAAGGAGCTAAAGGTGACCAAGGAAGTACTGGACCAACTGGACCAACAGGTCCTACAGGATTACAAGGTACAACGGGTGCAACAGGTCCTACTGGACCTACTGGATCTCAAGGTAGTACTGGATCAACAGGAGCTACAGGTGCAACAGGTCCTCAAGGAAATAATGGTGCAACTGGACCTACAGGACCAACGGGTCCTACTGGTAGTACTGGTCCTTCTGGTCCTCAAGGAAATACTGGTTCGACAGGTCCTACTGGTCCGACAGGACCGACTGGAGGAACAGGGCCTCAAGGTTTAACTGGATCTACAGGTCCTACTGGACCAACGGGTCCAACAGGAGCTACAGGCCCTGCAGGTACAAATGGAACGAATGGTGCAACTGGACCAACTGGACCAACTGGTCCTACTGGTGCTCAAGGAGCAACAGGTGCTATAGCCTCAACTGCAAATTATGTTTTTGGAGATAACTCAACTGCAACAACTTATATAAGTAATGCAACATTAGATGGAGCGTTAAAAAGTGGATTCTATACAGTAGGTTCAGGTGGTATACCAAATGCAACCAGTGTAAACTTTGTTTTACATACCGCTTATTATGGTGTAGGTAATCTTGCAGGTTTTGATTTAGCATGTAATGATAGTACAACAAGTCAATTTTATTTAAGACCAGCAACAGGTGGAGGTAAAGGAGCATGGCAAACTATTGTAACTAATAGTGGAACTTGGGGTATTAATGTTACAGGCAACTCTGTGACAACGTCACAAAGAAGTTTTAGTGGAGATATATCTACAGATGGTATGGGTCGTTTTACAGGTTGGTATACTGGAACTGCAGCCACAGGCTTAGCAGCTGAAATAGGTATATCAGCAGGACAAGCTTATATTATAGCTTACAATAGACAAACATCTAGTTATGGAACTTTAAACTTAGAATCATCAGCAGCAACCTTACGTCTTAGTGGTTCAACTGTTAATGTAATAAGTGGTGCTTTACAACAAGGTGGTAATCAAGTTCTTCATGCAGGTAACTATTCGTCATATGCTTTACCACTTTCTGGTGGTGAACTTAGTGGCCCTTTATACATAGGAGCTACAGGGTCAGGCGTGTATACAACACATTGGAAAGATGGAGGAGGTAGTTATCAAGAAGCTATTGGTAATAGTACGTCCACTAGAAAGTTAAGACTACAAGCTTTTAATGGTTCTTCAGCATATGCCCAGTGGTTTATGGATGGAGGAAACATGCAAATATATGGAGATGTTGCTGGTAACAGAAACTTTCTTATTGACAGTAGTACAGTTTATTTGCGTTATAACGGGGGTGATAAATTCTGGACAGGTTCAGATGGAACACGTGTACAAGGTTGGCAGTATTTTCAAGCTGCAGGTCAAGGTATACATTACCCCGGTTCTAATTCTCACTTTTATAATCCGGGCACCGGACAATACTGGCATATAAATGGAGCAGGAGGTTCTTCATATGGAGGTCTTGTTGTATATAGCGACTATAACTCATCTTTGGGGGGTTCTACATATAGAAAAGGATATCTTTATTATGACTCTAATGGTTTTGGTTTATTAGGTGGTGATGGTTCATGGGCTGTTAATATACATCCAAGCAATAGTAATCGTGTAGTTATTGGTGGTTATTCTACAGGAAATGCTTATAATACTACAACAGGTGTAAGATTAATGTTTGGTGGAGGTAATGATGATGCTTCTAATAATTATTATATAGGAACTAATATAGAAAATTATGGTGGTAGTTATAATAAATTAGATATTAGATGGCATACTGGTATTAGAATGGGTGCTCAACCAGGCTATGGTGGTATTAGATTTTTTAATACTGAAGCTCTAGGTACTCGTATTATGTCTATTGGAGAAACAGATTCTAATGTTAGAATAGATAATAATCTATGGATAGGTGGGGCAGGTGGATGGATTACTGACTTATTTAATGCAAAACAAAACACATCCACAGCAATCAATACAGGCAATATAGCATCTCAAACAGTAAGTAATGCATCTTATTTAAATGTGCTTGGTAGTTACATATGGAGTTCATCAACCGCTGCAACTGGTTATCATCTAGGTATAACATCTTCCTTCGTATCAAGTGCTGAAGGATTTCCAGATTACGGTTCTGTAATGACAATGCGCACATATTCAGGAGGTGGTGGTACGCTTCAATTATATACACCCTATTCTACAGTTTATGGTGGATCAAGACTAGGATATAGATCTTCTGATTATAATACAGGAGCATGGACAGGTTGGAAATATTTATTAAATACTTCTACTGATCCATATGCAGCTAATATGAATCAATATGTCAGAACATCTGATTCAGTTTCATTTTCTACTGTTTCAGGTAGTGATGTATATACAACAGGTGGTTGGTTTAGAAATCATACTAATAGTAATGGTATATATTGGTCTACTACAGGATGGCATTTAATGCCTCATGATGGGGCCGATTTTAGAATGCACTCTGGAAGTGCTAGTGCTGTTGCCTTACGAATGGAAACTAATGGAACTACTAGAGGTTATGTATATGCTGAAAATGATAATACTATAGGATTTTTAACTAATGGTAGAAGTTGGGCATTTAGAACTTATTCTAATGGTAACGCTCAAGTTTATGGATATCTAACAGTAAATGGAGCTGGAACATCTAGTTCTATATACATGAATGATAGTGATGAAGGACAACGTGAAATACATTGCAATTCTAACCGTATTGGTTTCTTAAATCAATCTTCTTCTTGGGGAGCTTGGTGTGATGATTCAGGTAACTGGCTTACAGGAGCAGGGATGTATGCTGGAGCATACTATGATTATAATGATAGTGCTAAATATCTACAAAGAAATACAAGTTCATATACCTCTTGGTATATGGGTGGTAGTAATGGTGGATATTCAGGTTGGAGAGTAGATGGTGGGATGTGTTTAATGATTCACACTAATGGTGCATCTGGACCTACTGGATTTTGGTTAAATAACTGGTCTATTCTTACTTATGTAGATGCTGCACAATACTTATACCATAATGGTAGTGAAAAGTTTAGAACAGCTAGTGATGGTATTGTTGTAACAGGAACAATGTATGCTACCGGAGATGTAATTGCATATTATTCTGATATACGTTTAAAGAAAGATATAACTATTATAGATAGTGCATTAGATAAAATTAAACAACTTAGGGGTGTAACATATACTTGGAATGATGAAGAAGTAAATAAAATTAAAGAAAGAGCAGGAACAAGAGACATTGGTCTTATTGCACAAGAAGTAGAAGCTGTTGAACCATTACTAATCACAGAATACCAAACCCAGTTAAATACTCCAAGTAATGACCCAGATGAGGCTAAAAATTTCACCCCAGAAATGTCAGAAACATATAAAACTATTAAGTATGAAAAGCTTGTAGCTTTATTAGTTGAAGGTATCAAAGAATTAAAAGCAGAAATAGACGAATTAAAGTCTCAAAAATAATATTTATAGACATGGCACTACAATCATCAGGAGCAATAAGCATATCACAAATAAGAACAGAATTAGGAAGTAGCTCATATAGTCTTAGAACACTAAGTGCCGCAGCAGGCTTCTCTACACCAGATGCTATGAGTGAATTTTATGGATACTCATCAGAATCTATGACTGGTGTAACGAGCAATGCAATGGATGCCTATTATTTTTCATTAGATTGGTATTGCGGTTGTAATGAGAATTTAACTGTTTATCAAACAAGTGCAGGTAGATGGTTAAGAGGTAATAGCATTGGCTCTACTCCACTCTCAGGAGTTTATAATCTTGATGCAGCAATTTACTCATTTAGTAATGGAGTTGCAGGAAGTGTTGTTGGGTATTGTACAACATTCTGTTAAAAACAATATATTATTATTTGTTAACTAACATTTAAGAATAATTATATCTTAATATTTATACCAGAATAATCCAGGTATAAAATAATGAGAATACACAACGCCTCCGTTACAGGTTCATTAGAAGTATCAGGTAGTTTTAAACTACCTACTTTAACACAAGACACAGGTTCATTAGACAATTATCTAGTACTTAATCCAAGTACTGGAGAAATACATTTTACACCAGTTGGTGCTCAGGGAGACCAGGGCCCACAAGGTGCTAATGGTTATGTTGGTGCCGATGGAGCACAAGGTGCACAAGGTGATCGAGGCTCCCAGGGTTTTCAAGGCGACCAAGGTTATCAAGGTGCACAAGGCGATCAAGGATTTCAAGGCGCACAGGGTGATCAAGGATATCAAGGCGATCAAGGCTTCCAAGGTGACCAGGGTATCCAAGGTGCTCAAGGCGACCAAGGCTTTCAAGGCGCACAGGGTTTCCAAGGTGACCAGGGCTTTCAAGGCTTCCAAGGCATTACAGGAACACAAGGTATTCAAGGTATTCAAGGAACAAAAGGCGATCAAGGCTTTCAAGGCGATCAAGGTTTCCAAGGTATTACAGGCCAAGGCTTTATAATCTATCAAACATATAACAGCGTAGCTGCACTTTTAGCTGACACCACTTGTCCTGAAGGACAATTTGGTTTAGTAGCAGGTTCTCTATCAACATCAGATCCTGATTACGGTAAATTGTATTTACGTAGTGGAGGCACTTGGGCATTTACTACAGATATGTCTGTGCAAGGCATTCAGGGTTCTCAAGGAGCTCAGGGTGTAAAAGGTGACCAAGGAAATACAGGAGCACAAGGTGCTAAAGGCGATCAAGGCTTTCAAGGTTTTGGATTCCAAGGCAACCAAGGCTTCCAAGGAGCTAAAGGCGATCAAGGTTTTCAAGGAGCTAAAGGCGACCAAGGTTTCCAAGGTTTTCAAGGTATCAAAGGTGATAAAGGAGATCAAGGATTCAAAGGTGACCAAGGATTTCAAGGCATACAAGGTGCTACTGGTACTGCAAATATTAATGGTACCGGATTTGTAAAAGCAAGTGGAACAACTATAAGTTATGATAACTCAACTTATTTAACATCTTATACTGAAACAAGTACTTTACAAAATGTAATATTAAGAAACGGTACAACTAATACTGGTTTTACTATTACAAATGCTAATAACACCTATAGCACTCCTGCAAATACTAATGTTCCAGTAATTTATTTATATAATACTGGTACTACTAGTACATCAAATGCAGTTCTTTCTTTAAGAACAAGCACTGCAACAGGTGGAGATCCGATATTATCTTTTGACATAGGTGATGTTATTGGATGGTCAATGGGTATTGATAACTCAGATGCTGATAAATTTAAAATAGCTAGAAGCTGGGCATCACTAGATTCTGAAACAAGATTTAGTATGGCTTTAGATGGTACTGCTGCTTTTACAGGTAATCTTAGTGCTGCAAACTTAAGTGGTACAAATACAGGAGACCAAACAAATATTAGTGGTAACGCTGCTACAGCTACTAACGTTGCATGGACTGGGGTTACAGGAAGGCCAACAGCTTTATCTTCATTTACTAATGATAGTGGTTATATAACCTCATCTTCAGGTATTACTGGAGCAGCAGGTAAATTATCTTCTAGAGATATAAGAACTATAGCACCAAACTCTGAAAATGCAGCAGAATTAAGATTTGGATTTACATCTTGGGCTAATAACAATAGTGCTCCTTATGCTGACTATATCCATTTACGCTCTTACTCAGATTCTTCAGGAGGTTCAGATAATTTAGTAATGTTTCTTAAGAGTGGAATTGGAATGAGGATATGGCAACAGACATTTGGTTCGGGAACAGCATATTCTTCTTATGTAGATGTTTGGCATAGTGGTAATTTTACACCAGGCAATTATTTACCACTTTCAGGAGGAACATTAACAGGGCCCCTTCAAATAACAGGTGCAAGATTAACTGTAAGTACAGGGGGTGTAAATACATATGGTATAATAGCTGGTTATGAAAACAATAACCATATGATGACTTTTAGAGCATCTGTTACAGGTGCTACTTCTAGTCCTACATTTACAGCGGTTCACCAAACAACATTTATAGAGTTTGCTGAAGCAAATGACACAACAGGTTGGTATTTTAAATCTGCTTCAACTGGAACTTACCAAGAGATAGCTAGAATTACTAGAACAGGCATTAACTGGAATGGCAACACAGTATATCATAGTGGTAATCTTACTAATCTTAACCAATTAAGCAACGGGCCTGGATATATAACTGGTATATCATTTGCTAATGTTTCATCAAAACCTACAACACTTAGTGGGTATGGGATTCTTGATTCTTTATATCAAGCTGCTCAACCTGGTGTTAATGTAAATGCATTTAATGGTACAGGTTTATACAGAGGATCTACGGGTGATTGGAGTAATAGACCAACTGTTATTCATAATGGGGGTGCTTTATTACAAATAGATACTCACCCGGGCAATTATCACCAACAATTATTTTTTGATACAGGTGGGAACAGATTATATATGAGATCTGCTGATGCAGGTACATGGGGTGGTTGGGTAACAATGTGGCATAGTGGTAATCTTACTAATCTTAGCCAACTTTCTAACGGCCCTGGGTACATTGTTAGTGGGGCATCTAATATAGGATTTAATGCAACATTTTCAGGGTATACAACTGATGGTTTGTTTAGTGCAAATGCAAGACCTTTTACAATTACTACACCTAGTGGAGACACTAGAATTAGACTTGGGTATAACGATTATGGTGGTGGTCAATACTATGGTAGAATAGGTTTTAATGGCCCTACTACTTGGTCTATTGGACATACAGGTTCAGCAGGTAACGAGTTTAGTATTGGTACAGGTTTTCGTGGAGACTACTTTAAAATTACTCAGGGTGGTGATTATATATTTGAATCAGGTTCAAGTGGAACATCAGGTAAAGTTGTATTCAAAACAGCTGATAATGCTGACCTGAATAAGTATATTATGCAGGATGGGTATTGGACTGTTATAGGTACCCATTCTAATGAAGGGTTTAGAGTTAGAGACCATGCTGGAAATATACTTCTTAACGTATCTGGTGCTACAAATACTTACCCTAGTAGAGTAGGCATAGGCACTACTACTCCTGCATATAAGCTTGATGTAAATGGAGCTATATCATCTAATGATATAGTAAGAACAGCTAACTTTCGTTTAGCGGGAACTATGGTTCTTTCAGGATCTGGTGCAGAAATAGGAAACTCTACAGGAACAAGAATGACTGAAAGTTATGGTGTAGTTTGGAACTGTGGTAACGGAGCAACATGGCATCACCAAGTAATTAATGGTTCATCATTATGTGGTTTGAATGCGGGTGGTGGTAACTTTGGAAGTGGTAACTATTATGGTACTGGGGATGTTACAGCATATTATTCTGATGAGAGATTAAAAACCAAGATAACTACTATTACAGATGCTATAGAAAAGATTAAATCATTAGAAGGATTTGTATATGTAGAAAATGAATTAGCACGTAGTCTTGGTTATACAAACCAAAAAGAACAAGCAGGTGTGTCTGCTCAACAAATTCAGGCTGTATTACCTCAAGCTGTTTCTTTAGCTCCATTTGATATGCAAGGTGTAGCTGAAACAGGAGAAGTTGTATCTAAGACTGGTGAAAATTATCTTACTGTAAAGTATGATAGAATTGTACCTCTATTAATTGAAGGTATTAAAGAACAACAAAAACAAATCGAAGATCTAAAACAACAAATTAACTACTTAGTAGATAATAAATAAAAGGTTTGGAAATTAAATAGTTTTATCGTACATTCCATAAAACAATAACTTTTATGGCCGATCATATTAATCATTTAACCAATGTTGATGGTGTGTTGTGGTACATTGACGATGTTTTCTCTAATAATGGTGTTTACACTATTAAAGGATGGATATCACACACAACACAACCTATTAAAGCATTCATAATTGGCGAAGAAATCATTTCTCCGGGATTTGAATCAAGACCAGATGTAAAGGAATTTTATCCTAACATCCCAACAGATTTAGTTGAATTTAAAATTCTTCTTGCAGAACAAGACATAAACAAACCCCTTGGAATCATATTACAAGATAATTCAGTAGTAGATAATATTGATTCTTTTAAAAAATGGATAGTATACCATTCTGGATTTATTCAAATAGCTAAAAAAGGTGTTGTCGTTGTAGATAATTTTTATGACAATCCTGATTTAGTAAGAGAGTATGCTATGAATAATCTTGATTTTAAAGAATCAGGTTACCATAAAGGCAAACGTAGTTATGATAGATTCATTTTAAATGGTACTAAAGAGAAATTCGAAGAAATTTTAGGAAAAAAAATCACAAACTGGAACCATTCATCATACGCAAACGGTGTTTTTCAATATTGTACATCTCAAGACCCAATAGTTTATCACGTTGATTCTCAAACGTATGCTGCGATGGTTTATTTAACACCAGATGCCCCATTACAAACAGGTACAGCTACATATAAAAGCAAAATAACAGGAGCTACTAGGTTTGATCAACCAGGAGGAGATGAGTATTACAATACCTTTAAGGGATTAAGTAGTGAAATGAATTTCTACGATAAATCAACCTTCGAATTAGTAGATAGTATAGCTAACGTTTACAATAGATTAGTTATGTTTGATTCAAAAGCAATACACGCAGCAACAGGTTATTTCGGAGATGAAATTGAAAATGCTAGATTCTTTCACCTATTTTTCTTTGACGTAGAATGGTAATACATATATTAACGCGTTGTACGCGACAGCAGAATTTATTAACAATTAAGAATACAGTATTTCCTAGTCCTATAACTGTAGTTTGGCATATTATCTTTGATACAACAACATTAAAAGATATTGATGCTGAATTATTAAATGAACTACAATCACCAAGTACAAGATTTCATTTTGTAAAAGGAGATGGTACAGATTATCTATACCCTCAATTAAGTGATATCATAGATAAACTGAATAAAGATGTTTATATTGCGATATTAGATGATGACAATGTCATCCATCCTGATTTTTATAACACAATCAAATCAGAAATTGAATTAAATCCTGATAAAGAAGCATTTGTATTTGAACAGTTTGTTGATGGTAAAGATTTTACAGGTTTAACTACTAGAAAAGTAGGACCTGAACATATGAAGTTAAGACATATAGACTCCGCTCAATATGTTATTAAACAAAGCTTATACACTCAAGGTAGATATGAAGGTGGATATTGTGGTGATGGAGTGTTTATTGAAAATTTATACAAACAATACTCAGACAAATTCTATTTCATCCATTCAGAACTTTGCTACTATAATCGTTTAACACCAGTTAAAAAAGCAAAAGTACCTAAAGTACTTTATGTAAATGGTACAACAGAATTAAAAAGTACTAAACATTTAGGATACGAGGATACTAGTTTAAATGTATTAAATGTTCCGAATGATGTTAACATTGAAAATATAATAACATCATTTAAACCAGATTCAATTATTACTGTTGGAAAACATTTTTCAGAATTTCCTAATTTAGCTACTCAACCTCTTGAAGTAAGAAAAAAATGGTTAAATGTTGAAAAAGATGATGCTAAAAATGGAGATATAGCTTACAATGTAGCTATGAACCAAATGCTATCAGCATCAAATAATCATTTAGTATCATATTTTACTCCAATATATAATACTGGAAATAAATTATGGAATACTTTTCGTTCATTACTTGAACAAACGTATGAAGATTGGGAATGGGTGTTGGTTAATGATTCATCTGATGGTGGTAAAACACTTAAGATAGCTGAAGAAATAGCTAGACGAGATCCGAGAGTAAGAGTATATGATTTTAGAGAAAAAACAGGTGGTATTATTGGGGAATCAAAATATAGAGCCGCTTGTTTAACAAGAGGATTTTTATTAGCAGAATTAGACCATGATGATTTATTAACAGACAATTGTACAATGGATCTAATTAATGCTACAAAAGCATATCCAGATGCTGGTTTCTTTTTCAATGATAGTGTTGAAATAAATGAAAAATGGGAATCATTAACATATGATGATGGTTTTGCTTTTGGATATGGTAAATATAGAAAAGAACAATATAGAGGTTACAATTGGGATGTTGTAATTACACAAAATATTAATCCAAAAACAATAAGACACATTGTTGGTGTTCCAAATCACGTTCGTGCTTGGAGAAGAGATACTTATTTTGCTGTTGGTGGACATAATAGAGATTTAGCTATAGCTGATGATTATGAATTAATAGTTAGAACATTTTTACATACTAAAATTTGTAAAATACCTAAACTTGGTTATATTCAATTCATCTATAACAACCACTCAGGACAAAATACACATGATTTATCTCGTGCTGATATACAACGCAGAGTAAGAACAATTATGTATCATTATAATGAGAGAATTGCAAAACGATTTGAAGAATTAGGAATGGAAGATTGGGCTTATAAAGAAAATCCACAACATCCTTTATGGGTTGAAAGTAGATTTGGTGATGATGAAGGATATGTAAACTATATTTATAATCCCTAAAATAAAATAAAATGATAACAGTATTTGATGATTTTATAACAGATCAAACCTTACTAGATGAAATAGCTAATGACACTACCTTTTTTAAGGATCCTGGTGTTTATTACTATTGGAATGGTTGGTGGAATAGTGAAGTTAATACTACTAAAAAGAAACTAATAGAATATATTTGGAAAAATAATTGTCCAATTAATAAACTATATACAATAGATGGATTTGAATATTGGACAGGCGTTCAAGAAGCAGACCCAAATGGAAGGTTTAGAAACTATTTAGAAATGCATTACGATGATGATGTTGCTTATAGAAAAGCAACAGGAGATAGAATGTCACCAACAGTTGGATGTGTTTATTACCCAATAGGATCAGAATTCACAGGTGGTGCCTTAAATGTGTATACAGATGGTGAATCTAATCCTCCTGATATTGTGTTATGTAGACCAAATCGTCTAATTATATTTGATGCTGGGAAGGTACCTCATAGAGTAGATACTGTTTTAACAGGAACTAGAAGAGCGATTGCTATAAACTTATGGGCTGAAGAGCCATACTCAAGTAAAATGAATATTTTTGAAACTGAATAAACTATAAAAATGGTACAAACTGGTTATTTATTTCCTAAGAAACACGCTGATCTACAAAATTATTACTATTTTAATAATGGTTTTGATAGTGAAGAACTAGATAGAATATACAAAGATGTTGCTGATATTGATTTTATTAAAGCTACTACAGTTGGTGGTGATGATAAAGAATCACGTTCATCTTCTGTTAAATGGGTTCCACAAAATTTTAAATGGAATTGGCTATATAACAAACTAATGGATATGGCTGCTGAAGCTAATAAAAATTTATGGGATTTTGATCTACATTCGGCCCCAGAACAAATACAATACACTGAATACTATGCTAGTGAAGGTGGACATTATATTTGGCATCAAGACATTGGGCCTGGGATGTTATCGCTCCGTAAAGTGTCTATTACGGTCCAATTATCCGATCCTAGCGAATATGAAGGTGGAGATTTAGATATTTGGCAAGGGGGTAAAGATCATATCACCGCACCTCGCGGTAAAGGCACAGTAGTTATATTTCCTTCATATATGATGCACCGTGTTTCACCAGTTACTGTTGGAACTCGTAGATCTTTTGTGTTGTGGCTTGGGGGAGAACACTATCGTTAATATTTATACACGCAAATTATAAAACATAAAGCAAATTAAACATGGCAATTAAAATCACAACTCAAATTGGTACTGATTTAGGTATTACAAGCGAAGCATATTTACGTATTGTTAATTACAATATTCAAAAAGGCGGATATGCTAATTTTCAAACTCAACTATTTTTAGACGAAGAAGCAGCAACTTCAGGATCAAACCTTTACCCAGGTATGGGTGGTATGACTGCTCGTAACCAACAAATTGGAGAAAGTTTATATGTTGATTTAAGAGTTCCATCTGAAAGTGTTGTTTTTAGAACAGTAAACATGCCTTCTCAAAGTGTTGGTGAATCTGGTAGCATCACTTATACAACAGTAGAAACAACAGTTTCTGAAAGTGTAACAGTAATGGTTCCTGATTTTACTCAAGTAGAAGAAGCAAACATTTTCGAATTTGGTTATGCTAAATTAAAAGAAAAAGTTATTGAAGTATTTGGAACAGGAAGCTACGAAGACTGTTAATTAAATATTTAATATATATTTTTAGAAGGGGATGAGCAATCATCCCCTTTCATATTTATACGTGACAAATTAAAAAACAATTATGGCTTTATCTTTAAGATCAGATCTAGGTCGTCCACTCACATGGGAAGAGATGGATACAAACTGGGTCGAATTGAGTGGTAGTATAGATCAAATTACTGTATCAAATGGTGCCCAAGGAGCTCAAGGAGCTACTGGATTAACAGGAGCAACTGGCCCCCAAGGAATAATAGGACCTCAAGGTATTGTAGGTCCCGTTGGTGCTCAAGGCATTCAAGGTATTAAAGGTGATACAGGCAGTCAAGGTGATCATGGAGCTCAAGGTGTCCAAGGATCAACAGGTGCTCAAGGATCAAAAGGCAATAAAGGTGACACAGGAGACCAAGGTATACAAGGCCCATCAGGCGATCAAGGTGCTACAGGAGCTCAAGGTGGTATAGGTGTACAAGGAAGTACAGGAGCAAAAGGTGATCAAGGTAGTATAGGTTTTCAAGGTATACAAGGCCCTATCGGTGTACAAGGTAGTATAGGTGTGAAAGGTGATCAAGGAGATAAAGGCGATACTGGCGACCAAGGTATACAAGGTCCTGTTGGTATTCAAGGCACTACAGGCCCTATAGGCAATCAAGGCATCCAGGGTCCTATAGGTATTCAAGGCATTCAAGGAGCTGTAGGTATTAAAGGTGACCAAGGATCAACTGGTGATCAAGGTATACAAGGCCCTATTGGCATTCAGGGTATTCAAGGTTCAGCAGGTAATCAAGGTATACAAGGAATAAAAGGTGACCAAGGAGAAAAAGGTGATCAAGGCATACAAGGCCCCTCAGGTAACCAAGGTATCCAAGGAGCTAAAGGTGATATAGGTTTTCAAGGTATAACAGGAAATGATTCTACAGTTCCTGGTCCTCAAGGACCAATAGGTCCTCAAGGTATTCAAGGCCAAACGGGATTTGGAGCTCAGGGGATTCAAGGACCACAAGGTCACCAAGGTCTAACAGGTAATTTTGGTGGTGCTGCTTTTGATTATACATTTAGTACAAATACATCAAATACAATTCCTGGAAATGGAAAATTAAAATTAAACAACTTATCACTACCATCAGCCTCAGTATTATATATAAGCGAGGTAGATGATGCTAGTGTTTCTGTATACAACTATTTACAAACAATTGATGATTCAACTTCAGCAATTAAAGGACATTTTACCGTTTCTGAAAAAGGATCAACAACAAATTTTGCTTTATTTTCAATAACTGGAGCTCATACTCACAACACAAATTATTTTGAAGTTCCTGTTACCTGGCTATCAGGTGTAAGTTCATTTACAAATGATTTAGACATTATTATTACATTTGCAAGAACAGGTGATAGGGGAGATACTGGTATACAGGGTGCTCAAGGTATAGCAGGTACAAATGGAGCTCAAGGCCCTCAGGGGACTGTAGGAGCAACAGGTGATCAAGGTAGTATAGGAGTTCAAGGATTAAAAGGCGATAAAGGTGATCAAGGTAGTACAGGAACTCAAGGCTTTAAAGGCGACAAAGGTGACCAAGGCGACAGAGGCTTCCAAGGTTTTACAGGATTAAAAGGCGATAAAGGCGATATTGGAACTCAAGGCTTCAAAGGAGACAAAGGCGACCAAGGCGACAGAGGCTTTCAAGGTTTCAAAGGCGATAAAGGTGACAAAGGCGACCAAGGCGACAGAGGTTTTCAAGGAGACAGAGGCTTCCAAGGTGACATAGGATTAAAAGGTGATAAAGGCGACAAAGGCGACCAGGGCGACAGAGGATTCCAAGGCGACAGAGGTTTCCAAGGCTTCAAAGGCGATAAAGGAGACCAAGGCGACAGAGGTTTCCAAGGCTTTAAAGGCGACAAAGGTGATAAAGGAGACCAAGGCGACAGAGGTTTCCAAGGCTTTAAAGGCGACAAAGGTGATCAAGGTGATAGAGGCTTCCAAGGTTTTAAAGGAGACAAAGGCGACAAAGGTGATCAAGGCTTTAAAGGCGATAAAGGAGAAAAAGGAGACAAAGGCGACCAAGGATTTAAAGGCGACAAAGGAGAAAAAGGAGACAAAGGAGATCAAGGCGATAGAGGATTCCAAGGTTTTAAAGGCGATAAAGGCGACCCAGGAGAAAGAGGATTCCAAGGTTTTAAAGGCGATAAAGGCGACCCAGGCGATAAAGGCGACCCAGGCGATAGAGGATTCCAAGGTTTTAAAGGCGATAAAGGCGACCCCGGAACACCAGGTCCTGGATTTAATGCAATTTCACCTGCAACAAATACAGCAATTGTAATTTCAAACGGTACCTCAACAGGTGCCTATACAAATGCAAGTGTATATGTAAGTGGAAATACAATTTATGCTGATGGTTTCTTCCAAAATTCATCTCGTTACTTAAAACATAATGTCATTCCTTATACTAATGATGCTTTAATTTTATTAAATCAAGTTAATGTAGTTAGATTTAGCTATAAAAACGATGAATTACAAACACCCCATATTGGTTTCATTGCTGAAGATACTCCATCAGACCTATCAACAATCAATAAAAATACAATGGATGTTGCATCAACAGTAGGTGTGTTGATAAAAGCAATTCAACAATTAGAAGCTAGAATAAAAGAATTAGAATCTAAATAATGGCTAGAAGTAGTAATTTTCAGATAACAGGAAATGAATTGCAAGCTATGGTAAATGAAAATTTACTTGGCTTGAAGGCAGGCCAATCAATACCTGCTACAAACCGTTGTTTAACTCGTCAGGAAGTAGCAAACTCAGTTCATGTCTATACTGGGGATTCACCTGATGGTGGTTTTATTCCTAATAGTAGTTGGACTATTGGTAGTACTTTCTTTACAGGACCTTCTCCAAACTTAACTTGCAATTATAACTACATAAACTCATTAAGATCATCTTCAGTATTATTTGAGATGAGACAAGAAGGTAATCCTTATCTAAATACAGATTTATTTGGGTATGTAAATGGAAATTCTCTTCTATTAGATCCTTCTAATGGTTTAAGTGGAATGTTCTTTGGAGGACCACAATATTCTCCTCAAATGAATGCTGCGGTGAGGGTAGGAAATAGTGTTTATGTTCAAGCAAATTTTGGCTTACCTACTCCCGATGCAGGGAGTTATGGTTGGGAAGCTCCAGGATACGGATTTTTAGAAGTATCTGCTAATGGAACTTTAATAAGTGATCAAAACATATTTAAACCAGCTAATAATTCATCTTCAACACTTCAATCATTAAGTTATACTTTCACAGTCCAAGCAAATACAAACTATTATATTAAAGCATATTCCTTAGTAACCTACACATATGGTTGTGAAGATAGTAATATCTTAAGTTCTTGTAATTGTGGGTATGGAATAATATCATAATTGTTAAATAATTTAAATCTATGAGTAAATATTCATATTGTTCTACACTTGCTCTAAGCTGCCCTGTATACAATGACATTAAAAGAACATCAATATATGCAGATGGGTATTTATCTGCTGTCGTATCTGGGGTAAATTATTACTATAGAACAAACTCTACAGGAATTATAAATGAAGTGGGTGTTTGTCCAACAGAAGATTTTACACAATATGCTACGGTAGGTGGAAGTTATTTGAAAAAATCAAATGATAGTGGTCTATCTTGGTATAACTCGTTTGTAAGTGCTGGACCTGCTAATTGGGTAAAAGTAGATGTATCTGAAAACGGGCAATATGTTTTCGTTACTGATGGTTCTTATGTTTTAAAATCATCAGGTTATGGGAGTGAATTTTCTTTTAATAGTGTAAAAGCTGCATCTTCCTCCTATTTTACAGATATAGCTGTTTCTAGAAGTGGCCAATATGTTGTTCTGGCAGAAAGTAAACCTTCTAATAGTTCTTCACCAGGATATATTTGGGTTTCCAACGATTATGGAGTAAATTGGACTGCTAAAGCATCAATAGGAAGTAGGGAATGGAAAAATGTATCAATATCAGGAAATGGGCAATATATGCTTGCTTCTGCAGGTAATAATCATGATAGATTATATAGATCAACAAATTATGGAGTTAGTTGGTCTGTTGCTGGGTCTGCTGCAACTGATGTTTATTATTATCAAGGAAGCGCAATATCTGATACAGGTCAATATCAAGTAGTTATTAGAAATGATGGATGGATTGGTGGTGGTTGGCAATCTTGGATTGCAGTATCTAATAATTATGGAATATCATGGCAGAACACAACAGCAGGAAATGCAGGTCGCTACCTATCAGTAGACATATCAGGAACTGGGCAATATGTTGTTGCTGCTACAACAAATACTACTTTTGGGGTTAGAAAAAATAATAATTATGGAGTAGCGGGATATTGGAGCAATACTGGAATAACAACACCAGATAGTAATTTTTGGGGAATTGGGGTATCAATATCATCTAGTGGAAAAACTGTACTAGTAGCAGATGCTGATGGTTATTCTAATAATTATTTATACCTATCAAGAAATTATGGTGCCTCATATGTAAGAGTAGATGGCTCCAGTTCGGCAGGTTCTCAAAACTGGACATCAGTGGTTATTGCCCCCACAGCATTGGGTGGTGGTACTGGACCAAGTTGCCCTGCTGCTAATATTTTTGTAGATCAATACTGTTCAGGTTTTGATTTAATTAATCAATATACTGATGGAAACTGTGGAATTTATGGTACAGTACAAGAATATAATTCACTCACTTGTGGTTATAATGCTGGAGAGAATTATTATTGTGATTGTGGGTTCGGTTGTGAACAATACCCAAACCCTTGTTATTATTATGGATGTTCTGAATGCTTTATATAAATTAATAAAATAAAATTATGATAAATTATTACAAAGGGAAACAAATTTACTTATCAGTAGATAGTGAAACCCAAAAAATTATTTCATTGGTTAATGAACCAAATGAATGTTTTATGAGGGTAGCAGCACCCGCTTTATTCTTCAATAGAATATCTGAAGATGTAGCTAGTGGTGTTATTGAAGAATCAACAGAGGAAGTATTTAATGCTGTTCGACAAGAATTAGAAACTCGTCTTCTTTCTTTATAAGATTGCGTTTTTGGATTTTCTTATATATTTATATACGAACAAAAAAATATAAAACATGTTAACACTTATTATCGTATTAGTACTTGTGGCTGCTGTTACCTTTGTTCTAATGAGAAAGGGTAAAATAGCCGATGCAAACAACAACAACATTCCTGATGCTCTTGAAAATGTAGCTGCTAAAGTAACAGAAGAAGTAAAAGAAGCTGTTGCCGAAGTAAAAGAAGTAGTTGCTGAAGTTAAAAAAACTAGAGCACCTAAAGCTCCAAAAGTTCAACCTTCAACGGCTCCTAAGAAAAAAGTAACAAACAAAACAAAATAAGAAACAACTGCAGTTATGGAAAAAATTAGTCTAAAATTATTCGAGTTTCTAAATCTCGAGGCTGAAATTAATGGTTTGATCAACCAACAAACAGGTGAAACAATTTCTAAAGGACTATTAGGTGAAAAACTTAATATGGTTACTAAGTATTGGATTACTGATCTAAACAAAAGATTGACTTCTGAAAAAGAATCAATCAACAAACTTCGTGATGAGCTAATTATGAAGTTCGGAACTCAAGATGAGCAAGGTGGATGGCAATTAATCCCATCTTTCAGAAAAGAGGATGGTGTTGATGGAGATGGAGATCCAAAATTCATTAACGAACCAAACCCACAATTCTTTGAATTTCAAAAAGAATACAACGACTTGTTGAATCAAGAAAGAGAATTAGAATACAAACCATTCAACATAGATGATTTCAAGCATGTTGAAACAGATGGTAATTATAGTACCTTCTTCCAATTGATTAAAATTGAAGACTAATCCCTCTATATAAGACGAAGAAATAGCCTCTAATTTAGGGGCTTTTCTTTATTAAATCAAGATATATGAATAAATTAGTAGAAATAGGAAAAGCCTGGATAGCAGCAGCTAACCCAACACCAGAACAACAACTAATAGCAGAACATAGACTAGCAGTGTGTGATGGGTGTGAACACAAAACTCACCAAGATGTAATGAAATTTTGGTTTTGTGGTGCTTGTGGGTGTCCTTTAAATAAAAAGGTATTTAGCCCTGTAGAAAAAAGTTGTCCAAAAAATAAATGGGAAAAATAATATGAATAAAATTACAGAACAAGAAATGGCTGAACTTAATCAGCTTCGTGAACAATATTCAAACACAATGTTTGAAATTGGTCAATTACAATATAATAAAAATGAATTAGAAAACCAATTAAAACTAATTGACCAGGAATTAACAGGATTATACTCTGATATTAAATCTTCAGAAACTCGCCAAGATGGGTTTTTGAAATCAATCCGTGAAAAATATGGTGAAGGTATGTTAGATACCCAAACAGGTGAGGTTTTACCACAGTCCTAAGCGGTTACGTATTTTTCCGAATATTTATTATCGAATAATTTAAATCAAAAAATAACTAAAAATACTATGGCAGAAAGAATTATCTCTCCAGGAGTTTTCTCTCGCGAAAACGACAAGAGTTTAGTACAAAGAGGTATCCCAGAAATTGGTGCTGCTATTGTTGGTCCCACAGTTAAAGGTAACCCTTTAGCACCAACAATTGTAACATCTTATAGTGAATATTTATCAATTTTTGGTGATGTATTTAAAAGTGGAAGCAACTTATATGAATATTTTACTTCATTAACTGCTAAAGAATATTTCAACAATGGGGGTAAATCATTATTAGTAACCAAAATCATTAGTGGATCTTCTACATTAAACAACTCCACATATGCAAGTTCATCAATCTCAGCATCAGTAAGTGCAACTCCATCTTTTGTTCTAGAAGCTACCCAGTGGGGTGACATCGCAAACAATGCAGGTGGTACTGAAGTTTCAGGAGCATTAGTTTCTGGTTCTTCAGAAAACGTACGTTGGGAAGTAACTAATGTTAACAATACAAAAGGTACATTTACATTGTTAGTTCGTAGTGGTAATGACAATACAAATAACAAAAACATTTTAGAAACATTCAGTAATCTATCATTAGACCCAGCTCAACCAAATTATATTTCACGTGTTGTAGGTAATACAAAACCAGTATATAATTCAACAAAAGGTTTAGTTGAAATTTTAGGTGACTTTATTGGTGGTTCTTCATTTATTCGTGTTAAATCTGTAAACAATACTATTGATTCAATTGACAATTTAGGTAATTATAAAGCAACAACATTTAGTGGTTCATTACCAGCAGCTACAAGTGGCTCATTCAGTGGTGGTCTTGCAGCAACTAATAGAACAGGTTCATTTTTTGAAACAATGGCATCTGGATCTGGTGAATGTCAAGGATTCACTTCTGCTGATTATTCATCTGCTTTAACTTTATTATCAAATAAAGACGAGTATAGCTTTAATTTATTATTAGTTCCAGGTGTAACATTAGGTGAGGGTCCTTTAAGTTCATTAGCTGATGATGTAGTTGCTGTATGTGAAGGAAGAGGTGATTCAATGGCAATTATCGATACTACAGCATATGGTTCTACAGTATCACAAGCTGTTACTGCTGCAACTACAATTGGCTCAAGTTATGGAGCTGCATATTACCCTTGGGTACAAGTATTTAGTAATAACTTAGGTAAGGCTGTATGGTGTCCTCCATCTGTAGTGATGGGTGGTGTGTTCGCATTCAACGACCAAGTAGGTGCTGAATGGTTCGCTCCCGCAGGTTTAA